GAACAGCCGGGTGTATAATTCGAAACTGCTGCCCATTGTCGGTCTCCTGTCTCGTGGTTGGTGGTTCTTCCACGACCAGAATACCGCATTGGGCAGCCTTCCTTAAAACTGTCAGGGTATCAGCATTGTCGCCCCTCAACCGGAATAAACAGCATGAGAAGGCGAACAAGAGCGGCTTTGTCTCGTAGTGCAGAAGGTAACCCGGCAGGAGCGCCAGCACGAAAAATCCATAGACCGAGCCGACTCAGCTTCTGAGGAGCCCTCAGGAGTACAGCAGCTTCGCCTCTTCAGTGAGCCGTAACAGCCCGGGCGGTGCTTTCCTCGGCCGCGCAGAACCTACCAGCCGCGCTCGCGGCTGGTTCGGTGTGCCCAGGTTTCAAGATACCGGGAGGGCACAGCGATGGCTCGATTCACGAGCGAGAACGCGTTGGAGCACGGCCGGCGGGGTGGGCACCAGTCGCATCAGCGCCTGGAGGAGCAGTACGCCGATCTCGTACTCACGAACCCCTCGGCGGCCGGGCGCGTGGCCGAGATCATTCGCCAGGGCTACCGGCTGGTGCTGGCGCTGCGGGTCGTCAAGGTGGTCGACCGCATGAACGAAGGGGGCCGCATGAACGAAGGGGGCCGCTGATGCGTATCCGTGAACTCCCCCTCCACGAGCGGCCAGCCAGCCGCATCGCCGACCACGGCCCCGATGTTTTGAGCGACGCCGAGCTGCTCGCCCTGGTCTCCGGCCAGCAGGATCTCGAGGTGTGTGCCCAGTGCCTGCGCGACTACCACGGCTGGATCGGCCTGCTCCGGGCTGACATCCGCGCCGTCTCCGCCAGTATCGGCACCCCGCGCAAGGCCGCGAGCCTCAAGGCAGCACTGGAGATCGGGCGCCGCCTCGCCATCGCCGGCTACGAAGACCGCTTCCAGGTCAAGTCCCCCGCCGACGTCGCCAAGCTGTTCATGGTCGAGATGATGGCGCTCGACCAGGAGGTGTTGTGGGTCGCGGCCCTTGATACCAAGAATAAGTTGATCAAGGTCGCCAAAGTCTATCACGGCTCGGTGAATACCGCGATGATTCGCGTGGGCGAGGTGTTCAAAGAAGCGTTGCGGCTGAACGCAACCTCGGTGATCGTCGCCCACAACCATCCTAGCAGCGATCCGGCGCCCAGCCCGGAAGATATTCTTGTTACCAGGCAGCTCGTTGAAGCAGGAAAACTGCTTGATGTCGAGGTGCTCGATCACCTCATCCTGGCCGGAAACCGATATGTCTCACTTAGGGAGCGAGGGTTAGGCTTTTCCAGCTAGCATTTCCCTGATGTCCAGAGTTTTGTCCAGAGTTTTGTCATATTCTCGAATGCACTTTCTGGCTCTACCCTAGAAAGGAAGCCGCTTCCAACGATCGACTGCGCTGGCAATCCCTATCTGGCAGCCGCGCAGCCTGAAGAGGAGACGACCATGCCCAAGCGACGCGCCCACGGCGAAGGCACCCTGTCCTACGACGAGAAGCGCAAGCGCTGGTTCTACTACCTGCCCCGCGACGAGACCGGCGCCCGTCAGCGCATCAGCGGCAAGACCCGGGCGGAGGTGCTGGCGAAAGCCGAGGAGCTCAAGGCCAAGCGCGCCCAGGGCCTCGACCTCGACGCCAAGCAGCCCACCATCGAGCAGTTCAGCGAGGTCTGGCTGCGCGACGTGGTCAAGCGCACCCGCCGCGCCAGCACCCACGACGGCTACGAGCAGATGTTCCGTCTCTACATCAACCCCAAGCTCGGCAAGATCCGCCTCGACAAGCTCACCGCCGCCCGCGTCCAGGGCTGGATCAACATGCTCGTCGACGCCGGCCACAGCGCCGCCACGGTGCGCAACGCCTACCTCCGGCTGCGCGGGATGCTCGACGTGGCGGTGCGCTACCGCCTGGTCAACGCCAACCCGGCCAAGGAGGTCGACTTGCCGCCGCTCACCAATGACCGCCCGCGTGTGCTCAGCCTCGCCGAGGCCCGTGTGCTGCTCCTCGCCGCCGACGGCAAGCTCGACCTGCGCAAGCCCTACACGACGAAGAATAGGAGGACCAAAAAACAGCCAAAGCTCGGCACACGCTACGCGCTGGTCTACCACCTGCTGCTCGCACTCGGGCTGCGCCGCGGCGAGGGCCTCGGGCTGAGCTGGGATGACCTGGACTGGGATGCGGGGACGGTGCAGGTTCGCCGTCAGGTGCAAGTGGTCAAGACGAAGGTGGTCGTCAGTGAGTACACCAAGACCGACGCCGGGCGGCGCATTTTGCCGCTTGCGCCTGCGCTCCTTGAGCGTCTTCGCGCCTACCGACAGAATCAGGAAGAGGAGCGAGCGCTGATGGGGCCGGGCTGGAACGAGCGCGGGATGATCTTTGTTACCGAGACCGGTGCGCCGGTGGGGCCGTCGAACCTGGCCCGCCACTACCGGGTGCTGCTGATGTGCGCCGGGCTTGGCCGCCTGCGCCTTCACGACCTGCGCCACACCTGCGCCACGCTGCTCGGCGAGCGGACGAGCGACCGGGTGATCGCCGCCATCCTCGGCCACACGCCGGGCACAGTGACGGCACGGTACGCCAAGGTCACGCTGATCCAGACCCGCGAGGCGCTGGAGGGGCTGTATAGGGAGTTGACTGCGGCGGACTGAGGCGGACTGGAGGGGACTGGGGGGGAAAGGGGAGCAAATGGTACTCACAATGGTACTCACCCCCCAAAAACAGGGAAAAAGGACGCGGAACCTCTTGCGAGATTCCGCGTCCTGATGCGGAGCGGGCGATGGGATTCGAACCCACGACATTCTGCTTGGAAGGCAGATACGAGCACAATTGTGCGCCGCACCATAACGCCATGCATCGCATTAGGACGCGATCGGCTGCGGACTGGCGTGCCCCCGAGGGGACACATGCGCCCTCAGCGAACAGGTACGGAACAGGTACGCCTACCGGGGCTCGCGTAGACCCGCCAGCACGTCGAGCAGCGCAGCACGGCCCATCCGCCGGCTGAGGGCGGCGAGGAGGCAGCGGCAGGCCCAGCGATCGCGGCGGAGCTCGGCGGCGTGGAGGGCGGCGATCAGGTCGGTGGTCGTGGACATCGCGGTACTCCTTTCGTGAGGTGTACCGCTGGCGAAGGGTGAAGAGATACGGCGCCCCGATCTCGCGCGAGATCGGGGCGCCGCTATTGCACTACGTTGCAACAAAATACTTGACTTGTGGCGTGATTTGTCGTATATATAGCTACGTAGCTACGTGTGCATTGTACTTTACGGCAACGAGGAGGGATGATGCTGACACTGTCCATCCCGGACGAGCACCGGACGGAGCTGGCGGAGATGGCCCGGCGGCTTGGGCTGGTGCAGCCCAAGCAGCCCGCCACGCCGAACATCTCGCAGCTCGTGCGCCGCCTGGCCGACCGCTACCGGGACGAGCCCGAGCCCACCATCGCGCTGCTCGCCGCCGCGCTGAGCATCGACGAGATCGGCCCGCCATCCCCGACCTCCTGAGCACGTCGCCCCATCCGTCGTGGGTCGCTTGGACCCGCTCCACGACGAACAGGGCGATGCCGGCGCGGCGACGAGGGTTGCCGGCCGGACCGGAAGTGTACCACGAAAGACGAGGGACCTATGACCCGCCGGCAGCCCCGCGCGGCCGCCCCGCCGCGCATTGTCTCCGCCGTCCGCTACCTGCCCCGCCGCGGGCAAGCGAGTGCCGCGACCCGCGACCTCGAGCGCTTCGCCCACGGCGAGCGCTCAGCACCACATCTGGAGGACCTGCCCGATGCGCCGCCCCCCGCGCCCTGGGACTGGGAGGCCTCCGCGCCGCCGGCCGAGCCGGCGCCGATCCGCCGCGCCACCATCCGCCCGACGCGCCAGCAGCTCCAGGTGGCCGGGGGTGCCGTTGGCCTGGCGCTGATCCTCATCCTCGGCACCATCGCGTTCAGCTCACAGCTTGCCACCGCGCCCGCGCCCGCGCCGGGGCCCTCGGCTGTGATGCAGCCGACCGACGCCCCCGCGGCCCCGGCCTTCCCGGCCGCCCCCGCGCTGACGGGCTGGTGGTCGCCCGACGGCGAGCTCGTCACGTTCGACACGTGGCCGGCGATGCGGAGCATCTGGGCGCGCTGCGGCGACCGCACCGACATCGTGCAGATCGAGCTGGAGGGCGGCGCCTTTGTCTGGTTCCGCACGGCCGACATCGCGGTAGACCCGGCGACGGTGGCCGGGCTCGCACGCGACGTGTGCGCGCCGGCGGCCGCCCCCGCCCCCGCGGACCCGGCGGCGGCGGCCCCGGTCGCCCAGCTGGCGGGAGGGCTTCCCCCGCCCCCTGCCGCCCCCGCCCCGGACTGCGCGGCGATGCGTGAGACCGACACGCTGGCGACCTTCGCGGCCCGCTGCCCGGTCGAGCACGCCGCCTTTGTGGCGACGGTGGTGGCCGGCACCGGGGAGGCGTGGGACGGCCTGACCCTGCCGACGCCCAACCCGGCCCGGCTCGGCCCCGGGGAGGCGTACCTGCCGGCTCCGTTCCCGGCCGGCTACGTCGGCCCGGCCGCGGCGCAGCCCGACCCGGCCTGGGACGCGCAGACCGGCCAGCGCGGGTGCTACACCACGCGCGATGCGACCGGCGCCGTCACCTGGGCGGGCTGCCCGGACGACGGGTCGCAGGACGCGCGAGTCCTTGCGATCCCGTAAGAAGGAGGTCAGCCGTGACGAGTCGCTATCTGGAGATGGTGCGCGGCCAGCGCCGGCGCGGCGGCGGGTTCCAGTTCAGCGCCAAGGGGCTCCTCGCCATCCTCGCCCTTGTCGCCATGGGCGGCTCAGCCGTCTACTGGTGGGGCGTGCAATCGCAGCTCACCGACAACACGGTGGTTGCGGTGGCGTTCACCGCCATCCTGGTGCTCGCCCCGCCCAGCCTGACCAGCTTTCTCATCCCCTGGTCGCCGGGTGGGATGCTGCTCCAAAAGATCAACGCCCGGACGTGGGGCTACGCGGTGATCATCGCCGCCGCGCTCTACCTGCTGTACTACTCGTTTGAGATCCAGTACTCGTGGTGGGCCTCGCAGCCGACGGTCGCCTCCACCGGCCTGGTCCTCCAGCAGGTGATCATCGGGATCATCGGCTTTATTCTCATCCCCGCCCTGCTCTGGACGCCCGTGACCAGCGAGGAGCTGGTCGAGCAGGTGCGGCAGGCCCACCTGGTGCGCCGCTACGAGCTCCAAACGCAGGCCGACATCGCCATCCTCCGCGCCACCCTGCTGCGCGCACAGGAGAAGGCCTTGATCGGCTTTGCGAACCTGACGGTTCAGGAGAAGGAGGAGCTCGCCAGCGTCATGCGCGGCCTGGTGCGCGGGATCGACACGACGCTGCGCGACATCGGCGAAAGCGTGAAGACGGTCTCAGGCGCCGCCGTCCCCTTCGGCTCGCTGGAGGACAACGACGACATCCGCGGCTACCTGGACTACATCCACGAAAGCCTGACGGATAACGCCCTGCTGCCCCGGCGCGGCGGCCACCAGATCGCCCAGCAGCCATACCCGGATGACACCTACGCCGAGGATGAGGACGTGCGCAGCCGGATCGAGCGCCGGCGGGGAGACACCCGATGATCACGCTATACCTGTCCGGCCCCCAGCTCCTCCTGCTCGCCGCGGGGGCGACGGCCGTCCTGATCGCCCTGGGGGCCGTGTGCCAGTGGGTCGCCGCGCGGCGGCGGGACGGTGGCCGATGATCGCCATCCTGCTCGCCGCCGCCTGGCTGCTTGTCCCGACACTCACCATCATGGCGCTGCTCTGGCTGCTCTTTGGGCCGCGCCGCACTGATTAGAAGGAACCGGATTATGCCCGCAGGACACGGCCCGAACCTCGGCCACGGCTACGTGAAGTACGTGGTGATCGACCAGCACGGCGCGGAGCTGCCGCCCGTCGTCTTCCCGGCGCAGATCGCCCGCGCCGGCCGCCAGGTCACGGGGGCCCTCGGCAACGCCCCCATCGTGGACATCGGCGGCGGGCGCTGGTGGGTGGGCGAGCACGCCGACCTCGACCGGGCACCACTCACCCTGCTGGCCCAGGAGCGCCTGCAGGACCCGGCCTTTATCCCCGCCCTGCTGCGCGGCGCCCTCGACCGCTTCGGCACGCTCAACGGCAGCGCCACCGGCCCCTGCGTGACCGGCCTCCCCGCAACCTGGGCGGCCGACCTCGGCATGGCCCGCCAGCTCGGCCAGCGGCTGCGCGAGGCCTGGGGCTACAGCCAGATCAAGGTCATCCCCGAGCCGCTCGGGCTGGTCTACGCGGCCCTGCTCGACAACGACGGGCAGATCGTGGGCGACTCGGCACTCGCCAGCGGGCGGGTGGGCGTGGTCGACCTGGGCCACCTGACCATCGACATCGCCGTGCTGCGCGGCGGGGTGCCCGAGAAGGACAGCCTGGACACCTGGCAGCTCGGCACCAAGGTGCCGCTGGTGACGATCCGGGGCAAGCTCGCCGCCCAGACCGGGCGCGAGCTGACCATCGTCGAGGCGGATCACGCGGTGCGGGCGCGGGCCATCCGGGTCGCCGGCCAGGTCCAGCCGCTCCAGAAGGGCTGGGACCGGCCGCTCATCGAGCACGGCCCGAAGATCGCCGCCAAGCTCGTCGAGGCGTGGGGCAACGGCGCCAGCCTCGACGCCATCCTGGTCGGGGGCGGCGGGGCGGAGAGCGAGCCGCTGGCCGCGGCCATCCGCCAGCGCTTCCCCCACGCGCAGATCGTGGACGAGCCACAGACCGCTATTGCCCGCGGCTACGCGCGGCTGGCGCGGCGCATGGGTGGCCAGCGGTGAGCGGCCGCGCACCACACATCGGGCTGCGGCTGGGCGCGGATCTCCTTGCGCAGATCCGCGCCATCGGCCCCGACTCGGCGGCGGTCAAAGCGCTGCTCATCCTCGGGCTGCACGCCGCCGGCGCCGACATCACGCCCTACCGGGCGGAAGCCCGGGCCGCGCTGCTCAAAATCCGCCACGCCGGGCTCCACGACGCGCTCGATCGGGCGCTGTTCAACCGGGGTTCAACCGGGGTTCAACCGGGGTTCAACCCGTCCCCGGTGGCGCCGCCCCCCGCCCCGCCTGAGCCCCCGCGCACCGCATTTCCACGCGCGGAAACGACCCTGGAAGCGCTGCTGTCCGACCCGCTGGCCGGCGTCGGCCTGGATGTATAGGAGGGCGCGGTGGGTGTCACTGTTCGCGATCTCAACCCCGGCGGGTCTGCCTCCAGGCCACCAAAGGCCCCCCGCCCGCGCAGCGACCTCTCGCTCTGGCTGGGGTTCATCGGCGTGTGGCTGGCGATCCTGGCCTTCTGGCCGCCCTTCTGGGCGGTCAACGGCGGCTTCTCGGTGCAGGGCCTGGAGATCGTCGCCAAGCGCTTCAACGAGGCCGGCGCGCTGGCCTGGGAGTGGATCAGCCTGCTCACGTTTCGCATCCCGATCCGCGACCTGCCCGGCCTCAACGAGACGCAGCCGCTGCTGCCCTGGGTGGGCGTGGTGTCGGCGTCCATCTTGCAGATCGTGATTGTGGTGCGGAAGCTGCTGGGCAAGCCCATCCCGACCGTTCTGTGGGTTGCGGGTTCGGGTTTGAGCCTGTATGATGCGGTCACTACGTTTTTTGGCCTCGGCACGGTGGGCTGGGTCCGCACCGCCGGCACGGCCGTCCAGGGCCTCCTCACCCTCATCCTGACATTCACCGGCGAGCTCGGGGTGGGCGTCCTGGTCAAGCACACCATCGCCTCGCTGCGACGGAGGGAGTAACGTATGGAGCAGGTCGACGCGGCGCAGATCCACAGCGCGGTGACGTTTGGCTTCTGGCTGGCCGTCGCCCTCTTCCTGTACTTCTTCCTCGGCCACGTCGAGGAGGACGGCGGCCCGACGCGCCTGAGCCGCTGGCTGGCGGCGTGGCGCGAGCCGCGCGCTGTCAATCGTTCCACGTCGGCCGCCCCCGATTATGACAACCGCGCCGGCCGGGATGCCGCCCCGCGATCCGCGTTTCCGGCGTCCGCGCCTACGGAAACGGAAAAACGCGCGGAAGCGGAAACGGCGGAAACCGACCCCGACCGGGTTGTCATGCCCCGCGAAACCTTTGACAGGCTGCTGGCCCAGGCCCGGGCACAAGGCTACCTCGACGGCGGCGCGGACGTGTTCGGCGGCCTGCTCGGCGGGGGCTACCTGGCCCAGGTTGAGGCCGACAAGCAGATCACGGAGGCCAAGACCTTCGTGTTCGTGGACGCCGACGGCAAGCCGGCGAGCGGGCGGACCATGACCGCGGTGATCAACCCGCGCATCCGTGCGGCCGAGGCCCGGGCGCGGGCCCGCCGCCCCGAGGTGCCCGAGGAGCTGCGCGTCGTCGGCATCAACGCCCACGGCGAGCGGCAGGAGGTGCCGCTGTGAGTGACAATGTGTCTGTTCCGACAACAACCGATCTGTATCACCGGTTAGACAGCGTGATCAGCGCGCTGGGCAACTCCGTCCTGCTTCGCTGGCGCGTCGGCATGCAGATGTGGCCGCACCTTCGCTATATGGACCCGTCGAGCGCGTCCTTCCAGTCGGACACGCTCCTCGGCTTTCCCGTGGTGATGGACTACCGCGACCCACGGCGCCTTGCGGTGGAAGTGCTGGTCAACGGCGAGTGGTACGACGCGGAGCACCGCGAAGAAACGCCCGGCCACTGGACACTGCCTGTCTTCACCTTGCACAAACTCGGCCCGCTCGCGTAAGAGCCCACCCCCACCCCTCGCATTCCGCGCACCCCGGTCGTAGCTACCGGGGCGCTGCGATGTGGACGAGCGGCAGCCACAGCCGCCAGGCGTCGTCCACCCTCGCCCGCCCCACGCCGAGCAGCGCACCGCCCGGCCCCCACGCCCGCACCTCGACGACATCCCCCGGCACGACCTGGAGATTGATGTCACGCGCCTTTGCCAGCTCCAACCACCCGCCGGGGCCGCGCAGGCAGGGCTCCAGCGGCTCCATCGGCAGTGGGGCGGCGCGGAAGGCACAGGCTAATACCTGGCCGGCGGGCGGCTGCCACGTGGCGACGAAGGCCCCCGCCGTGCGGACGACGCGCAGCTCGGCGAGCACAGCCGACGGCGGGACATTCTGCGGCCAGATCCAGGTCCCGGTACTGAGGGTCGCCCCCGCCGCGTCGTAGGCGGTGAGGTCGAACGTCCTGACGCTGCGCGGCCAGGTGTCCACGACCACCTCCCCGGGCGCCATGCTCATGCGCCGCACCTCGGCCCCGGCCACGTCACGCCACACCGCGTCGAGCTTGGCGACGCCGGCCGCGGGGCGCGGCTCGACGTGGCGCCGATCCCCCGCGGGGGTGCGCTCAAAAAAGCGCGTGCAGGGGGCCGCGCCCGCAGGGGCCGACGCCGGCTCGACGGGCACGAGGTCAACACACGGCGGCCACTCCCCGCCAGCGCGGACGGCGACGGGGGTGAGCAGGAGCAGGACAAGGATGAGGGCGCGCAGCGGGGACATGGAGGCCTCCTGGGCTACTCGGCGAGCAGCCGGTCAATGGTCGCGGGCGGCTTCTCGGGCACCACGTCGATCTCGCCCGTGAGCAGGTCGTAGGTGCGCTCGGCGATGCGGAACGTGCGCAGCCGGTCAACGGTGCCGTCGTAGGCCGGGCTCAGGCCCACCTCGGTGATGGTGTCGCCGGGCCGCACGAGCCACCCCGGCACCGGCACGCCGCCGAGCGTGCGGATGGTGCGAAAGCGCCAGCGCGCCTCGGGCTTCGGGCTGGCCCCGTCGACGAGTGCGGCGTCGCGGCTGCGCTGCGCCTGGGTGGCGCCGCCGTCCCGCGTGGCGACCGCTCGCACCCGGCGCAGCCCGTAGCGGCGCACGCTCGTCTCGTCGGCGGCCGTGGCCGTGCGCCGGGTGCGCCCGTTCGCGTCCTCCCAGGTGCCATACAGCGCGTTGGCCAGGTCGGCGCGGTCCTGCGCCAGCTCCAGCTCGGTCGCGGTCACCGCCCAGGCCTGCCCGCCCGTCCCCCGCGGGCGGAAGAACACGCGCCGCCCCGGCCCCACCCCCACCTCCCACGGGGCCGTGCCGTCGCCGTCGGCGGCGAGCTGGTCCAGAATCTCCCGCGCGTCGGCGTCCTCCCAGCGCGCCGCGCTGCGGTCGGTGGCGGTGGCCTGGATGCGCAGCGTGTCCAGGCTGATCTGCCCCGGGTTGGCCCCGGCCACCTGCCCGACGATGTCGCGGACGATGGTCGCCGGGTCGAGCGCCGCGCCCGTCGTCGTGCGCACCTGCGCCGCACTCACCTCCACGAAGTGGTCGTCGTCGGAGCCGGTGTAGGCCCCGGCGCCGGCCGCGGCCTCGATCTCGATGAGCAGCGTGTCGGCGGGGTCGACGATGCTAAGGGTCTGGGTCACCGTCGCCACCGCCCCGGTGCCGTTGATCGAGAGCAGGATGGTGCGCGTGCCGGCGGCGACGCTGCTCACGACGGCGCGGAAGGCGGAGGATGGCAGGTAGTGGGTCAGGGTCAGGCCGATCTGGGTGATGCCGCGCGTGCCGCCGTCGGGGATCTGGTAGATCACCCCGCCCCGCGTCGCCGTGCCGTAGGTCACGCCGTTTTTCAGGCCGATGCTGATCACCTCGCCCACCCGGGTGATGAACTTGCCCGGGGTGCGGCCGGCGCGGTCCTGTGCGGTCACCTCGCGCCAGGCGCCGAGGTCCGCCTCGCTCCAGAGATCCGTCACCGGCACGTCGCCCAGCGCCTCCCAGTAGCCCAGAGCGGTGGCCGCCCAGCCGGCCCGCTCGCCCGCGACGAGCGACGGGCTGGCGACGCGGCCCTCCCAAATTACGCAATCGCCGCAGCGCGCCTCCAGGTGCAGCGCCCCCCGGCGCAGGTACAGGATCAGAGCCTCGGCGAGCGGGCGGTCGACCTGGAGGCGGCAGTCGCGGTCGCCGTGCAGGTTCGCCGTGATGACGGCCTGGGTCAGCCACGGTGAGAGGTCGGCGACGATGCCCCCGCCGGCCTCGCGCGGCGCGTCCCACAGCAGGAGCTGGAGCCGGGGCGGGGCGATGATGCGCCCCACCGGCATAATCACCGGCACGTCGGCGGGGATGTCGGCCAGCGTGACCACCGTCACCGCCGCCGACGTCCGCTCGCCGATCGGGTTCGTCGTGACGACCCGGTAGCTATAGGCCGTGGTCGCGGCGAGCCCCGTGTCGTCGTAGGTGGCCAGCGTCGGGACCAGGCCGCCGGTGATCGTCGTCCACAGCCCCGAGCCGGCCGGCGCGCGCTCGATGCGCTGGCTGTCGGCCCCCGCGCCGGGGGCGGTCCAGGTCAGGCGCACGGTGTCGGTGGACAGGGCCTCGGCAGCCAGCCCGAAGGCCGCCGCCGGGTAGGTCAGGGCCGGGGCGGTGTTGCTCAGCACATCCGCGCCGGCGCCCGTCGCGCGGACGCGGTAGGCGAGCAGGGTGTTGGCGGGGGCATCGCCCGCGTCGTGGAGGAAGGCCCCCGCGCTCGCGCCGAGCCCGGTGGCGATGACCGCCCAGGCGCTACCCGGGATCTGGAACTCGACCTGCTGCGCCGGGGCCGTGCCCGGCGTCCAGGCGAGCTGCACCCCGTTCGGCGTGGCGGTCGCGGTCAGGCCGGACGGCGCGACGACCTCAACCCCGCCGCCCTGCCCGGCGACGGCCCCTACGCCAATGCTGCCGCTGCCGGTGCTCATTACTCCGGCACCAGGTAGCCGCGGCGGCGGCCCGCGCGGACGGTGAAGCCCCAGGTGGCGTCGGTGACCGGGTTGCGGATAGCCCAGGCGGACGGCTCCATCGCCAGGTACGCGACATTGATCGTCCCGCTCGTGGTGTGCGCCGCGACCGCCCCGCGCGTCGGCAGGCGCGCATACTCGCCGGTGTCGACGCGCCGGATGCGCACGTCGCCGGCCGGCTGCTCGAGCGGGCGCGGGTCGGCTCGCACGCGCAGGTCGGCGACCGGCAGCGGGGCGCGGGCGCCGTGGACCACCGCGCTGGTGCGCGCGGCGTCGGTGACCACCACGTAGTTCAGATCAAGCACCTGCTTGGGCTGGCTGGTGCGGAAGGTAAAGCTGAGCTGACAGCCGGTCGCGGGCGTCGCGGGCATGGGTGCCGGCGGCATGGTGACGATGAACGGCTGGGCCACCGTGCCGGCGGGCGTTGCGGCGGTGGTGGCGGGGATGCTCACCCAGTCGGTCGTATAGGCGGCGCTCACCGCGGCGGGGAGGCCCGCGGCGGTGACGGTCATGCGGACCTCGGCCGGCAGCAGCGAGGTGTTGCGCACGGCCAGGTACACGCCCACCATCGACGCCGCGACGCCGTCGGTGATCACGCGCGCCTCCGCCGGCCCGCCCGACGCGGTGAAGCGCAGCACCGTCCCCTCGTGCGCCCCCGACGTGCTCTCGCTCAGCGTCGACCACGCCCCGCCGCTCAGGGCCTCCGTGGTCAGCGCGGACGGGCCGCGCGTCTGGATGGTGGCGAAGCCATCCCCGATCAGGAACATCCCCGGCTGGTAGCCGTCCTTGTACGCCTTGGTCCAGGCCGGGAAGTTCCCGGCCTCCACCCAGGTCGGCGACGGGTAGGGCAGCGCCCCCGCGAATCCGCAGAGCGCCACCGACGGCCCGGCGACCCCGGCCACGGGGATCGCGGTATCTTCCGCCCCCAGCCACAGCCCGCGCCGCCGGAAGCGCACCCCCGCCCCCTCGATCTCGCGCACCATCAGCATGTCGTTGAAGCTCCCCGGCAGCTCCAGCCCCGCGTCGGGGTTGCCGAGCACGGCGCACTCCAGGGGCGCGGGCAGGGCGGAGCCGTCGGGCTGGTAGCGCAGCCGCACCGCCGGCGCGTCGGCCCCGCCCTCGGCCCAGCGCTCGGCCTGGAGCATGAGCGCCTGCACGGCCTGCAGGCGCTGGTAGAGTGCGGTGTCACCCGCCGCCCCCCACTGGTTCACCGCGATCTGCTCCTCGACATCCGCGAACGGCCCGCCCCCGCCGAGGGTGGCGCGGTTGAGCGGGGCCACGCGCGGCGCCCAGCCCCCTTCTTGCAAGGCGCTGGTCGTCCCGTTGGTCAGGGTGACGGTTGAAATGCCGTCGGTCAGCTCTAAAAATGGCATGGCCTAGTCCATCCGCCGGCGCACCTGGGCCGTGCGGCCCGCCTCGCGCAGCCCGTCGGCCACGCCCTTCCGTACCGCCCCCTCGACGAACGCGCGCAGCTCCGCCCCCGGCGTCGCCCCCGCCGGCAGGGTCACGTTGACGCTGAGGTTGAGCAAGTTATCGACGCCGCCCGCGCCGGCCCCGGCCAGCCCCGCCGCCCCTGCGGGCGCGGGCAGCAGCGTCTGCGGCTGCCAGGCGAGTGCGGGCGGCGGGACGAGCAGCCCGCCCACGGCGGTGGCCGCGGCCCCGGCCAGCGCGGCCCGGCCCTTCAGCACCTCGGCGGCGATGCCCTGCACGAACGGCAGGCCCAGCTCGCGCCCGGCCACCTTTGACGGCGAGGCGATGCCAAGGCGCTGCTGGGCGGCGCGGATCGCGGCCTCCAGGATGCCGCCCAGCGTCGTCTGGAGCATCCCGGCCTGGGCCAGCATCCCCTGCGCGATGCCCCGGATGGCGTCGGCCCCGGCGCCGTACACATCCTCCTGCGAGAAGTAGACAAGGTTGCCGAGCTGCCGGATGGCGTCCTCGGCATCGCGCAGGGCGGCGGCCTGCTCAGTCGCCCGCTCGCGGGCCTGGGTCGCGTAGAGGCCGAGCTCGTTCTGCTGGGCGGTGCGGAGCAGGGCCAGGCGCTCCTCCAGGCGGGCCCGCTCGGCGTCGTTCGTCGCCGCCGCAATCTGCTGGCGCAGCCGGGCCTCCTCGCCGATCTGGCGGGTGGCGATCTGCAGGTAGCGCGCCCGCTCGGCGGGGTCTTCGAGCGCGTTCGCCTGCTGCTGGGCCGCGATGAGCTGCGCCTGGGCCTCGTCGGCGATGCGCTGCTGGGCCGCCTGCACCTCCTGGGCGGCCATCGCCCGCTCGCGCCAGTATTGGCGGTTCGCCTCCAGCCCGGCGCGCTCGGCCTCGAACGCCGCCTCGGCGCGGGCGCGCTCCTCGCGCAGGCTGGTCAGCGTATCGTTCGTGTCGGCGAGCTGGTCCTGGAGCCGGTCGCGGGCCGTGTCGCGGGCGCGCTGCTCCTCGGCCTCCAGCTCGTCGAGCTGCCGCTGAAGGTCATCGCGGCGGGCGTCGCTGATGCCGGGGGCGTCGCGGCGGGCCTCCAGGCTCGCCCGGCGCTGCTGAAAGCGCGCGGCCTCGCGCGGGTCAAGCAGGTCGCCGCCCCCGGCCAGCGCGGCCTCCAGGCGGGCCCGCTCGCGCTCCGCCTCGGCGATGCGGTCATCGTTCTTCGTGACCTTGCCCCACGCCTCATCAATCGCCTTCTGCGCCCGCTCGATCTCCTTGACCATCCGGTCAACTTCGGCGTTGGTGGGCGTCAGCTGGTCGATCAGGTCAAGCGCGCCGATCTGCCCGCGGGCGAAGTCGGCCGCCCCCTGGTAGGCATCGGCGAGCAAGGGCCCGAGGGCGTCCTGGATGGTGCCGGCGAAGGCCTGCGCCTCCTCCAGCACCGCCCAGCTGATCTCGCCAGCGGCGTCGAGCAGCACCTGGAGGTTGGCGAGCATCCCCTCAGCCATACCGGCGGTGATCTGCTGGCCCACCTCCTCGTTAAACAGGCGCGACGGGCTGGCAATGGCCGCGGCCGCCTGGGTCGCCTGAAGGGCCGCGTCGACCAGCCGCTGGGCGGCGGCCTCGACGGCAGCCAGCCCGGCCTCCAGGCCGGCGACCAGTCCGGCGACCACGTCTGCCCCGGCGTCCTCCATCTCGGCGGGGGCGTCGCCGGCCGCCTTCGCCAGCGCGGGGCCTGCATCCCCGATGACGCGCAGCGCGTCGGGCAGGGCCTGTGTAAAGCCCAGCGCGATGCCCTGAGCCACGGGCTGGCCGACCAGCTCCGCCATGACCCGCGACGGGCTGCTGATGCCGAGCGCCTGGCGGATGGGTGCCGGGATCTGGGCGACCTGCTGCGCCAGCCAGTTCTTCACCCCATCCCAGGCGTTCTGAAAGCCTTGCTTAATACCGTCGACGACGCCCTTGCCGATGCTGGCCGCGGCCGACACCATCGCGCCGACCTGTCCCCCGATGAAGGCCAGCACGTCGCCAACGAACGTGCCAAGCGCGCCCAGCGCGCCCGGGAGCGCGGTGGTCAACACCCACTCGACCAGGGCATCAGCCCACGTGACCATCGTGTTGACGATCTCGGGCAGGGCTGCGCCCAGCGCCCCGAGCAGGAGGCCGACCATCTGGCCGAGGGCGACGACGAGGTCGGCCGCCGTCGGGCCGACCCACGCGAGGAAGGCCAGCGCCCAGGTGCCAAGTTGTGCGGCAATGCCCGGCACCTGGGCGGCCACCCAGCCGAGTACCTGGCCGACCAGCACGAGCAGGTTGGCGAGCACGCCGGGGGCCGCCTCGATGGCGAATGCGATGAACGCCGCCGCCCAACCAGCCACCGCCTCGACGATGCCGGGCAGGGCGGCGCCGACGGCGCCGAGGAGTTGCGCGACGAGCCCGCCGAGGTTGGCAAGTAGGCCGGGGGCGGCCTCAACCGCCCACTGGGCGAAGGCCAGCGCGTAGGGCTGCACCGCCGCGATGATTTCGGGGATAGCTGCGCCGATGGCCCCGATGACGCCCGAGAGGAGCAAGCCAACGCCGGCAATCGCGGCGGGCGCGGCGTCAAGCAACCCCTGGCCGACGGCGGCGGCGATGGGGGCCGCCGCGGCGAGCACCTGCGGCACGGCGTTGACCAGCCCGCCGATGATGCCGTCGATCAGGCCCTGCACCGGGCTCGCGTCGCCACCCTCGCCGAGCCCCGCGAACAGGTTGGCGAACACCTCGCCCAGGGCGCCGAAGTCGCCGGCCATCACCGCGGCGCTGACCTCGCCGATGGTGGCACTGATCTGCTGCAACGCACCGACGGCGGCCTGGGCGGGCGCGGAGAGCTGGCCCAGCGCCTCCTCGCTCCCCATGATGGCCTGGGCGAAGGTTGAGACAACGTTAATCCCTGGCGTGATCACGTTGTCGAGGAGCGCGGTCAGGACGGGCAGCAGCGCGGAGCCGATAATAATCTGGAGGGTTTCGATCGACCCCTTCATCGAGTCGAGCGCGAAGTTAAAGCCCTGGTTCTGGACGGCGGCTACGTCGGCGGCCGTGCCCGCCCCGGCCATCGCCTCGCCCATCGCGTTGAAGCCGTCCGCCCCCGCGCCCGCCAGCGCGACCGCGGCACCCATCGCGTCGTTGCCGAAGATGGTCTGGAGCGCGGCGGTCTTCTCCGCCTCACTCAGCCCCGCCAGGCTGCCCTGGAGGAGCGAGGCGGCCTGCTCCATGCCGACGAACGCGCCCTCCGCATCGTAGAAGACCGACGTATCAAACGACTGTACGAACTTCGCCGCCTGCTCGCTGGTCATCCCTTGCTGGACCGCGAGCACGCCGAGTTGGTCTGCCAGCGCCTCGGCCGAGGTGCCTGCCGGCTCGATGCCCTGCTCGGCAAGATACGCGAGCGCGTCGCTGGTATTGAAGCTCAACAGCCCCAGATCGCGCATCGCATCGATGGCCGGGGCGGTCGTGGGCTGGATGCGCAGCAGGAAGTTATTGAGCGAGGTGCCGGCCGTCGAGGCGCTGGCGAAGTTCGGCGCCAGCAGGGCCATGGTCTGGATCAGATCCTGGTACTCGACGCCGGCCGTCTCCGCCGTGCCCTGCGCGTTGGCGAGGCCGGCGGCCAGATCCTCAACGCCCACCGTCGAGGCGTTGGCGGCCTGGGTCAGGAGGTCGGAGACCTGCGCGGCCGTCACCCCCTGATCGCCCCACACCCCGAGCTGCTTGGCGACGATCTCAGCCGCGTTTGCCAGTTCGACCTGCCCCGCCGCCGCGAGGTTCAGCGTGGCCTCGGTCGCCGCGTCCATCACGTCGGCCACGGGCACGCCGCCCTTAACCAGCTCGGTCATGGCGGCGATGGACTGCGAGGCGGAGAAGGCGGTGGAGGAGCCGAGGGCGAGGGCTTTGGCCTCGACATCCGCGAAGGCGAAGCCGGCCTGGGCCAGCGCGTCGCCGGAGATGGCCGCGAGGTTGTTGACCGCGGACTCGAAGTCGCCGGCGGCAGCGATGCTGCCGCCGATGGCCGCCGCAACGCCCTGCGCGGCGTCGTAGGCCGCGTTGCCGAGCAGCGTAAAGCCGGCGATGGCCGGGCCCGACGCCCCGCCGACGCCCTCCAGCTGGCCGCGCAGCTCCTTCAGGCCGGCCTCGGCATCCGACTGGAGCTTGATAATGAGGTTGAGGGTCGAGTCGCTGGCCATGGCGCTGCGCTCCCCTGGTCAGGGTGGCAGCGCCTGCCCAGTAGTAGGGGGAGCGCTCATCGGTCGCGGGGAAGGCCAGCGGTAGGCGTTGCCCGCGTCCGGGGGAAGGTCAGGTTACGGGGCGGCCTGGTCGAGCAGGGCCGCCGCGCTCAGCACGAGCCGGCGCAGCCCCTGCCACAGCGGGGTGGCGGGCGCCGTCTCGGCGATGAGCTGCCCGGCCTCGGTCGCCAGCCGGGCGAGGCCGCGGTACAGGCGGAGCTCACGGGCGCTTCGCTGCTCACTCGTCGGGGGCGGGTTTGATCTCGGCAAGGTCGACATCCTCACTCACCCATCCGCCCTGCCCGCGGCGGCCCTTGCGCTGCTGCTTCTTTCGCTCTTCGGCATCCACCTCGACGTCGGCGTTGAGCCGGGCGATCAGCTCGTCGACAAAGTCGGGGTCCATTGCGGCGACCTGCTGCGGGGTCCAGCCGAACCGCACCGCCAGGTCGACCTCCAGATCGTAGTCGCCGCCGACCGGCTCACCGTTTAGCCGGCCACGTCGACGGTCGCGCCAGCGCTGCTTGATCCAGCCGTAGTAGCTGGCGTGGCGCTGGCCTCCGGTTTTGGGGCCGGCGCCTGGCGCAGCGGGTTGCGCTTGCCGATCTCCTCGATGACCGCGTTGACCAGCGGCTCGTCGGCGTCGAGGCGGTCAACGTTCGCCTGGGTGAGCGCCACGCCGGCGAAGGCCGGGCCTTCCCAGCGCAGCACGTTGTGGCGCAGCAGTGCCAGCGTGTAGGCCCCCATCGACAGGGCGACCTGCGCGACCCCGTTCGTCCCGCCCTGCTGCGCACTGATTTGCATCAGCTCGTCCTGGACCGTCTTGCGGGCGCGAATGCCCATCTTGCCCGTGATCCAGATCGTGTTGATCTCACCCTGGGTGTGCTCGGCCAGGCCGTTGCGGAAGGCGCGGAACCGGGCCTCCTCCAGCGCCCCGATCGTGCCGTCGGGAAGCTGGTAGACGACGACGCGCTCGTCGGTGACAAACATGGGTAGGCTCCTTACAGCGTCGTGCGAGTGTTCTGGACGCTCATATTGAAGTCATGGCCGGCGGTCACGTCGTACTGGCTCATCACGGTGAACTGGATGGTGCGGTTGGTGCCCTCCAGATCGCCCCAGTCGTTGAACTCCAGCGGGCCGTAGATCTCGGTTTGGACGTAGTGATAGAATCCATCCTCAATCTCAGGGCCGTTGAGGCGCCAGCGGATTTTGCACGGCGTCGTGCCGTCGTAGTTCTGGAAGATGTCGTACTGCGCCATGTCGAGCAGCTCGAACGTCATGGACAGCTCAGCGTGGCGCTTACCGCGGCCGGTGCGGATGAAGTTGCGCCCGCCCGTCGGGCCGACCGCTCCGTGTTTGCGGACGATGCCGGTGTCGTGGCTGAACTCGGCCGAGATGAAGCGTCCGCTGATCTCGGTCGTGCCGATAGCGCTACTGGTGTCGAGCCACAGCTGCATCTCGGCGGGGGTGATCAGCGGGGCGGTGAGCTGCGGCGGCACGCTCACCGGATCGTTCTGCGTCGGGAACCGCCCGAAGCCTGACACGCTCATCGTGGCACCGTCCGTGCCCGAGGCGTCAGCGCTGATGGTCAGGTTCTCGATCATGTTGTAGACCGAGCGGAACCACTTGGTGTTGGGGTCACCCCAGAACAGCGTCGCGGCGCGCAGATCGTCCGCGGTCATGGTTGGGTTGAACGCCCACAGCCGGGCGCTGGTGGCACCGCTGGGCGTGGTCGGCGTCGTCACGCCGCCCTTCAGCGCCATGTTGAGCAGCACGGGCAAGAGAAAGTTGTCGAGCGGCCCCTCGCCCTCCCACTCGCTCCAGTCCCGCACCGGGCGCGAGCGCGAGAACTCGGCCAGGTGGCCGCGGTTCTCCTCGGGGCGGTAGTAGTCGCGGCGCGGGCTGATGCTGCCGGTGAACGGCATGTTGTGTGTCGGGGTCGTGGTGGCCGTGCCGCGCTGTGTCGTCGTCGCGCCAGCGCTGAGGCCCAGGAGCAGGGATTCAAAACTGATCTCAGCCATTGTGATGTCTCCTCAGCGCACGCGGCGCGGGTGCGAAACGCACACAGCCCCGCCACCTCGGGGAGGCGCGGGGCCTGGCGAGGAGACGGGGCCTAGTCAGTCGAGAAGGCCGTCAGGTTGTCGGGCCGCTACCCCTCGGCCGGGGCCTTGTCGGCCTTGTCGGCCGTGCGCGAGCGCCGGGCGGGCGGGCCGCCGGCGTCGGGGCTGTCCTCGGCCGGCGCCGCACCCAGCGTGTCGTCGGCCGCCCCATCGGGCTGCGGCGTGGGCGCTTCGCCCTCGGCCTTGGCCTTCGCCTTGGGGGCGTTGGCCGTGGCGACGTAGTACGGCTGGGCGCGGATGCTGTCCTGGAGCCACTCCGGCTGCTCCAGGAACTCGCGCACGGTCAGGCTCCGCAGCGGCACCCCGGGGAGCGCCGCGATCGGGGTGCCCTTCTCGTCCTCGTTCCGGTCCTTCCGGTAGGAAAAGGCGATCTTGTCGGCGTCGTCACTCATCGTCCGCTCCTGATGGCTGGGCCCTTCACCAGGGCTGTTGTCGTCACGTCGATCACCCGCTGCCACGCCCCGCCGATGGTGAGAAAGCCCGCCCGCACGTCCCCGAGCTCCAGGATGCCGCTCGGGATCAGATCGTCGAGGCGGCTGGCCGCCGCCCGGCCCAGCGCGTCGAGGATGGGATCGACCAGGGCGGTCAGGATCTCCTCGGCCCGCTCCTCGCCGGCCCACGGCCCACAGAGGCGATGGATGCAGGTGTAGCGTCGGGCCTGCACCTGGCCGGTAGCGCTGACCGGCACCGCGTCGAGCAGGGTGTAGATCATGGGCCAGGTGTTCACCGCCTTCGGCTCAAACCCGAGGACCAGGCGCACCCCCGGTACCGTGCGCAGGTAGCGGTGCTGCGCGTCCCGGATGGCCGGGTAGGTCGGGACGTGGACGCTGTCACTCATCCCGTCACCCCCGACCACACCGCGATCCCAGCCTCGGCCAGGATGCGGTCGATCTCATCCTCGACGTCGTCGATGCCCAGCTCCATGAAGGGATTGGTGCGATGCACCGGCCGGGCGTAGATCACGTTCGTGCCGACCACGCCCTCCGTCACCGAGCGCACGCTGCCAGTGATGGAGCGGCGCAGGTGGCCCGTCCGCACCGGCGTGCGAAGCTTGATGCCCCGCTCGGCGGTGAAGACGATGCGCGCGAGCGCGGGTGCCAGGGCAGCGGCGATGTCGAGCGAGCCCAGCCGCGCGGCGGCCTCCTCGGGGGTCATACCGGCATCTCCGTGAGGCGGTCCCGCACCGCCCGCAGCACGCTCTGCTGGGCGCGGGTCAGCCCGCTGACAAAGCGGGTGTAGCTGCCGTCGTCGGCCCCCTGCACCTCGGCAAAGCCCCCCGAGGTTTTGGACCGCCAGATGTTGACCGCCAGCTCCAGACAGATCTGCTGGATGCCGGCGGGCGGCGGGCCGAAGCCCCAGCGCGCCGTCACCGTGTAGGTGCTGCCGGCCGCCCAGGTCAGCCCGCCCAGGGTGCCGACCGGCCAGCCCGCCTCGGGGTAGCTGGCCCCCCAGCCCGTCAGGGCCGCCCCGCTCCACGCCACCGCCGACACACTGCCCGGCGCGTGCGGTGGGAGCCACAGCACCCCGCCGCCGTAGCTGCGGACCGTGCGCGCCTGGGGCGTGCTGTAGCCGTCGAAGCGGAAGCCCAGGATCTCCTCGATGACCCCCGTGGCCCGGTCGAGCACGTCCTGCAGGTCCTGGTCGAGGGTGGGCCGCACGCTCACCGCCACGTTGTCGCCCGTCAGGTCAGCGCCCACCGCCACCAGCCGCTCGGCATCGTCGGCGAGCGGCGGGTGGAAGCGGACGCGGTACGGGCCGCCTTTGGGACCGCGCACCTCAACAATCGGCTCGCCGTTGGGCTGGGCGTATTTGGCGAGCGCGGACAGCCCGGCCAGGGCCTCGCGCACCGTGCGCGCGCTGGCCGGGTACGCCACCGTCTCCGTCTCGCCGTCGTAGCTCAGCCCGAGCTCGCCCCCGGTCGCCCCGGTGACGGTCACGCGCTGCTCGGCGTTCTCCGGCACCTGGTCGCCCAAGTAGGCGCGGAGGTCGGCGATGGAGGCGTAGGAGGCCATCGGCTACTTGCCCTCGCCCTCGGGCTTGGGGGCGGCCGCGCGGTGACGTTCCGTCGGCTTCGACGGGCGCCGGCCGGCGGCGGCGGGGGCGTCCTCCTCGGCGGGGCGGGTGAACAGGTCGGGCGCGACCACCTCGGGCTCGGGCGAGCCGGGCGACTGGCCCAGGGCGTCGAGGGTCGGCGTGGGCACGGCGCGGTCGGCGGCCTCGCGGGCGGCCTTGATCGCCTCGGGCGTCTGCTCGGGCCCGGCCTGCACCAGGCCGTAGCGCTGGGCCACGGCGTAGGGGATGGTCTGGCCCTTGCGGCCGACCAGCTCCTCGCGCCCGTCGGGCAGGCGGTTGTAGGTGTCCTCGTCGAGCGTGACGCCGGGCTGGCCGGCGGCGGTGGGCTTCACTTCCAGGGGCATCGCGGGCTCCTTCGTGGTGCGGGGCGGCGGGTCGCCACCGCCCCCATGCGATCGGCGGGCGGCCGGGGCCGGGGGCTACGGCGTGGGCTCGGTCAGGGTCAGGACACAGAAGGCCTTGGGCCGCACGACGGCGAAGGCGGCGCGCAGCTCGGCCAGCACGGCCACGGCGTTGCGCAGGAAGAAGTCGTTGGGCTCGCCGACGCGGATCTCGGTCTCCATGCGGTCCCAGAGGGTGGCCCCCATCGTCCAGTCGCCGACGACGCCCTTGTCCGCCGCGATCACGGGGGACTCGTAGACCGGCAGGCGCCACAGGCGGCCCGTGGTCGGGTCCCAGATCTTGACATAGTGCTCGTCGTCGCCGCGCTCCAGCTCGATCTCCTCGGTGTCGGTCGGGTTGAGCAGGATGCCGTTGGGGGTGTAGAACTCCAGCATCACGTCGGTGATCCCGCGCCGGATGGTGTCGGCCACCGAGTCGCCGGCGGCCGCGCGAGCGCCCGTGCCGCGGGTGCGGGTGAGCACGCCCGAGGCGTTGATGATGCCGGCGAAGTTCTCGCCGCTGCCGCTGCCCGCCACGATCTGCTGCTCCAGCACCACGCGCAGCATCTCGGTGAGCTGGGTGTCGATGATGTTCTGGAGGTTGGGCGCGTCGCGCAGGATGTTGCGCGAGGCCGGGATCCAGGTGGCGATGGTGCGGACGTTCGTCGAGAGCAGGTCGAAGGTGATGCCGCTCTCCGGCTTCAGGCCGAAGTTGCCGCCGGTGTACTCGGCCACCGGGGCCGCGTTGTTGGTGCGGGTGTCGACCTTGACGTACTCGACGACGTTGGAGTCGGTGCGGCTGATGTTGACGAGGTCGAGGATGGAGCGCGGGCGGAAGGGCAGGTCGATGATCTCGGTCTCGCGCTGCGCGTCGAGCAGCGCGCCGCCGGTCGCCTCGGTGCCCTCGTAGAGGGGGGCCTTGACGTTGACCGGCTCCATCCGCTGCTTCTGGTTGGTCGCCATCCGGCGCCCGGCCTCCGCGGTGGCCGTCTTGAACTGATCGGACTCCACCACGCGCCGGCCCCAGCTCTTGCGGGGCTTCTGGCTGGCGATGGCCTGCCCGGCCACCTTCGCCTGGCCGGCGGGCTGGTTCACCAGCGCGTCGGCGCTATCCAGCTCCAGCAGGGCCTCCAGCTCGGCCTTCTTGCCCTTGCCGTCCTCGGTCAGCTTGAGGAAGGCGGTGCGCTCGTCGGCGGTCGCCTTCTCGCCCTTGGTCTCCAGGTCGGCGTAGGCCGCCTTGGCCTGGTTGGTCAGCGTCTGCAGCTCGGTGCGCAGCACGCGGATTCGCTCGTCGTAGCCCACGTCAGGCTCCTTCGTTGAGGAAGATGAGATAGTCGAGGTTGGACTTGAGCATGGCGAGGCTGGGAACCGACGGTGCGTGCGTGCCCGTGTCCGGGCGGCGCGGCGCGGCCTTCGCATCCTCCTCCTCCTCGTCGGTCATGCCCTTACAGCTCGTGCAGCCGAGCTGCACGGCGAGCTTGTGGATGGCGTTGAGCGCCCGGACGTCGTCGGCCGAGTGGCGAGCACCCGCCTTCTGGGCGCGGGTTAGCTGGTGCTCGATCTGGCCGAGCAGGAGATCCAGCGGCATGGTCCAGATCGCCCCGTCGGCTTTGCTGGCCCGGGTGGCGGGGTTGGCGCCCCAGAGCACGTCGGAGGTTTCCCACAGCCGCTGCTCGTGGATGAGCCGCAGCCGCTGGCCGCCCTGCTCGACGAACTCGAAGCGGATCGGGTCGTACATGTAGGACATCTCATAGGGCCCGCCCTTCTGGATGCCCTCAAACACCCATTCCGCCAGGGGGCTGCGCTCGAGATACGTGCGCCGCACCTCGGCCCCGCCCGTCGCCTCGGGGAAGGCGGCCAGCACCTCCTGGGGCAGCGCGTCGCGGCCGACCTCCTGGAGGCCGTCGATCACGGCGATGGCCGGCTGGCTGGTGTCGTGCTGCCAGAGGTGATGGATCTTGCCCCGCCGCTCGCGGAAGGTCTTCGCGAACGAGCCCGGCATGCACACGTCGAGGTAACTGTCGACGTTGCCGAAGACGCTGAAGACCCCCACGACCGTGCGGCCGTCGATGTCCTTGGTGAAGTGGGGCAGGGCCTTGGGGGCGCGGCTGGCCGGGTCGTTCTGCTGGACCAGCGCGCCGGGCTGGCGGTCCTTCAGCCACAGCGCCGGGGCACTCTTCAGCGCATCGCCCTCGGCGGCGGGGGGCGTCGTGTCGCCCACGGCCAGCGGGTGGCCCTGCGCGTTCAGCGCGTCGCCGGTCTCGGCGGGGGTGGCGTCAACCGCCGGCTCCGCCACGCCCGCGCCGTCGGCCGGCTCGCCCGCGGCCGCGGCCCCCGCTTGCGCGGCGTCGACCACGTCCGGCACCGCCTCCCACGGCGCACCCCCGAGGGCGTAGTCGGTGTACGCCGTGCCCCAGCCGAGGGTCACGGTATCGAACCAGACCTCGATCGGCCAGGGGGCCGGAAGGTCGACGGCCTCGCCGGCGGGGACGTAGGCCAGCGTGATGTGCGGGTCGTGGCCGTGGCGGTCCTCGACGGGGAAGCCCGCGCCCGCCAGGCCCTCCTGGAGCCGCACGAGCCAGCGGGCCAGGTCGGGGCTGTCGAAGGAGCAGTAGACCGCGTCAACCCCGTCCTCGCCGCTGAACCGGCCCATGCCGCTGATGGTCCCTGCAACAGGGGGCAGCTCCGCCGCCATGGCCTGCACGACCGCCGCGACGGCCGCGCGCCGGGGCTCGAGATCCGCCGCCTCGCCCAGGTAGCACAGGGTCAGGTGCAGCTCGTCGGCGGTGTGGACCAGCGCCCCCGCCGGCCAGCGCGCGGCGGGGAGGGCCAGCGTGGCCAGCAGCGGGCTGCGCAGCATGAGCACGGCCGTGGTGTGCTGCGGGGCCACCACCGTTGTCGTGGTGGTGACGAGGAGCGCCTTCTCGGGTCGCTGGGCGGCGGGGCTAGGCTTGCGCATCGCGTGCTCCAGGCTGGGCGGACATGCAAATAGCCCCGCCACCTCGGAAAGGCGCGGGGCCTGGCGAGGGGACGGGGCCTGATGGAGAGGCCGTCAGGTTGTCGGGCCGGTCAGCTCAGGTATCGACTGCGCAAATACTTCACGATCATCATCAGCGCATCGTGGACGACGCGGGCCAGGGCGCGGAACTCCGCCTTGATCGCCTCGGGGGCCGGTTGGACGGTCTCAGGCTCGTGCATCACTGCGCTACTCGCTGGTGGGAGTGGTGCCCCGGCCGTCGCCGGGGCGGGCGCCCTCATTGCCGTGAGCCCTCGGTGGCGGGCTGTGGCATTGGAGCCACGAGCAGGACTTGCACCTGCGGCCTCCCCGGCGCGTGCGGCCGGGATGCTCTGCTGCTGAGCTACCGTGACGTGCCGCCGGACTTCCAAGTTCGCCAACTCTCGCCCGGCGTATGATCATTGTCACACGTGACAATTGCCCGCAGTATACCATGGCGGTCAATATGCCGCCAAACCAGTTTCGGGCGTTGTCGCCAGTGGCAATCATTATGCGAGCACGGGCGCGGCAGCCGCCAACATGGAGCGAGCGGCGGAGCGACGTCGCTCGTCAGCGCTGGACAAGGTGATGGGGACAACTTCACGTCGAACTGCCTCTAGCGCTGAGCAAACGGATTAAAATTTTTGAATAGACCGCCCAGTACCGCCATTGGAGGGTCGCATCTCATGCGGTTCCCTTCGTAGGACATGTGCGCCATATAGCACGCAAGCACTAATGCTTCTTCAAGGGTATTGGCTTCGGACTCACCACCTCCATCACTGATACACACGCGGTACTGCATAGAGATAGTCGAGGTGCCGTCTTTCGCCCCTAGCTTGAATAAAGGCGTGATCGTAATAGTTTTGTTTGTACGGAGCACAAGGTCGATCATCTGTAGTAGCATTTCCGGCGATGGTGTATTCATGGGCCCTTGCCTTTCACACTAAAACGGGCGCGATCGCACACGTACATCTCGGATGGGCTGGCGGATGGGCGATACCCCGGGCGAACTCCTCGCCCAGGTCGACCACCTGCCCGCCGAGGCCCTGGCAGATCGGGCAGGGCTCAGGCCCAAGCAGCCACTCCTTCCCTTGTACCACCCCGCTCGCCCGGTAGGCGGCGATGCTGCCCCGGCTATACGCTTCGGCGCTTTCTGTAAGCGCGATCAGCCGGGCGCGCTCGCGGCTGTGGCCCTCGCCCAGCCCCTCGATCGCCCGGGCCAGCTGCTCGACGCTCCAGCCCTCGGCGGCGGCCTGCCCCACCAGCCCGCGGATCTCCTCGCGGGTCGTCTCGGCGATGTCGCGCACACGGGTGGCGAGGTCCGACAGGATAGCCTGGACGAAGGGGTTGTCCACGTCGAAAGCCACGTCGACGCCCAGCACGTCGGCGGCGTCGGCGAACGCGGCCGGCAGGGCCAGCAGATAGGCACGGCGCAGCAGCAGGCCGAGCCGGGCGCCCAGGTCAAGGCCGAGCTGGTCAATGGTGGTCATCAGTCAGGCCCTTCCTTGCCACCCCAAGCGCCTCAATTTCACGGGCCAGCGCGCCGTCATGGATATTGCCAAATGGAAAGGAGGCGTACCAAAGCGCCTCCGGCAAAGAAGGTGCCTGTGCATCGTTGCGCCGCCCATCAGTGCCGCGAAGCAATACAACGTACTCGGGGCCGCCGGGAAGGCCGGGTACGTCCTCATACCTCAACTCGACCTCGATCCCATGTCGCAGCATCGCCTTTATGATCTCGTATGCGTTGGCCTCAGTAAATGCGCGATCGTACGTATCGGACATCTACCCCTCCCTCGCAGCCTTAGCCACGTGCGTGTACTGCGCGCCCAGATCGAGGCCGAGCCGGTCAACGCTGGTCATGAACCCGCTCTTCACCATGCAGCCGCTGCCGCAGGCGCTCCCATGCCTGCTCAATCATGGCCTCCTCTGGCCACGGAAATGCGTTCAGTGGCTCATCCGGCACTGAAGGCAACGGAACCGCGCCTCCCTGCGTGATGAAGTCTATGAACCGCGGCCCTTCCCCGTTCACCCAAACCTCACCCCAGATCCCGATCGGATCAAAGGCCACGATGTCAACACACGTATGCGTGCGCCGATATGCCATGGCATCGGCCCACGCCTTGCGCGGATCGTCATACCAAGCGGTTGGATTGAACATGCCGCCGCCGGTCAAGCGGCTCGCATACGCAAACAGCAGGTAAAACGTCGCGTTGCGCAGCAGATCACCTTCAAGATCATCCGTCGTCATCCGCAACCTCCTCGCCGGGGCCAAGCAGCTGCATGGACAGCAGCACCGACAGGCCGTCGGGGTAGCCCGCCGATACCATGAGGCTGTCGGGCGCGTCGTCGCAGGCCGCCGCCAGCGCGTTGGCGGCCTGCACCATCGCCCGCGAGGTGGCCACCGCGCGAGCCACGCGCACCGGGCCAGGGACCAGGAGCTCGGGCGGCAGCACGGCCCGCTTCGGTGGCGTACCACCGGCTTCGCGTGGTGGCGGTGCATCGGTCGTGGCACGCCGCACGGGGACGGCGGCGAGGGTCGTGCCGGCGGGGGCGATGTGGCGCAGGGCCAGGCCGATCAGCAGGGCCGCCAGGCGGCCGCGGGCGTAGGCGATCATGGGGTCTTCCTCTCAGGCGGCGACAGCGTGAGCCGCAGCGTGTCCCCATCAATTTCCATCGTTTCGATGATACCCACCGATCGCAAGGCGAGATCACCCGAGCCTTCACACAGATGGTCGCCGGGCAGCGGAATACACGCCGGCACGGGCGATAGCTCCACCTCAATGCGCGGTGGCCCAACCGGCTGCCGTATTGCAGGGTGCCGGCGCAGCGATAACAGGGTGAGCACCGTTGCAGTGTACGCACGCTGCCACCAGGACAGGCGACCCTGGCCCACTTGAAAATGCTGCCACCACAGGCGTGGGGACAACAACAGGCGTCGCCACCAGGGGCGCGGTTTTAGGCGAATAATCACAGTGGTGTCTCCCCCGGTTTTGGCACATACTCCGGCCAGTGCCACGAGTCCGGCTGCGTGCCAGTCGGATCGTAGGGGCAGTCGTCGAGCAGCCAGAGCACACTGCCCGCGTGGCTGCCGCGCTCGTTGATAATGTCCCACGGCTTGACCATGGCCAGCACGCACAGCCGCGCGCCATCCTGTGGGTCGATGATGTGCGCGGGGCGATGATGGCCCTCGTAGGTCACAATGTGGACCACGCGCCCGACGGCGGGCGTGTGGGGCATTGGTGGAGTCATGCCTTCCTTCGCTTCTTCAGCTCGCGGCGATGCCGGCGCCCGGCAGCACCCCGCCCCGACGGGACCGGAATGCCGGCGCGGCGGGCGTTGCGCGCTAGCATCCGGCGGCCTGTTGCCAGCACAAAGGTGGCCTTAAACCCGCGCGTTGCATACGTCGTCGGAACAGCGGCCACGTTCGAGTCATTTCCTGCGGTGTTCAGCTCCCACTCGACCGCCGGCAGGGCATGTGCCACGCCATCCTTGCCAACCCAGGTCAGACCCGTGCCAACGATGGTACGCATTACCTTCCCTCACTCACCGGCCGGCGGCGCACCGCGCGGCGCACGGCCCGCTCGATAGCCTCCTGCTGCTGCTGGGCGAGCTGCGCCGCGTGCCAGTCGCCAGCCATGCGCACGGCCAGCGCCTCGGGCAGCCCGGCCTCGATCAGCGCCCGGAAGTAGTGCGCCGCAGCCTGGGCCATGTCGCTGAGCACGTCGTGCCGGTCGCGCTTGGGCGGCAGCGACTGCGCGGTTGTGATCACCGGCTCCACCGCAAGCTGGGTGATTCGGCCGACCACCATCCCGCCTGACCCAAGATGCACCTCGTCGCGGGGCATCGTCGGATCAAGCTGAACCGGGAGCTTGTGCCACTCCATCGCCTACCCCCCCCTCATACGTGAAGCGCTGCTCGCCGCTCCATAGGATAATGTCGCCCTTCGCCGCGTAGGTCTGCACGCCGTTGTCGAGCTGGACCAGGAACAGCCGCTGGCCGCCCGGGATGGTCTGCATCTTCACCATCCCCGGCCGGTCGCCGGGCACGAGCTGCCCGCGCTGGCCCGCCCAGGGGTGGTCACCGCGCAGCTCGATGTAGTCCACCGACTCGGAGGCGTGGCCCACCTCAGGCCTCCTCCCGGATCGCCGCGGCCGCTCGCTGGTACTCGTCGCGCAGGTAGGCGACCAGCTCGCGCTCGAGTGCGGCCGCGATCGGGTCGGTTGACGCTGCCTTCAAGGCCATGGTCGCCAGCCGGCGCAGCTTGCGCGCCTTCGCCGGCACGTCCTCCGTGGCTGTCGCCGGGTCGCCATCGAGGGTGAGCAGCGGCTCGGCGTCGGCGGGTGCGCGGTCCACCGACGCCCCGCCCTGCCCGCTAGGTGAGGCCCCGGCCGGGGTTTCGCCCTCCTCCAGCCAGGCCACCGGCTGCACGGCGATGCCGCGCAGGTAGTAGTCGCCCTGGGGGTCGCGGTCGAGGCCCACGATCTCGCGGAACTCGTTGAGCAGGATGCCGCCGGCCTTGAGGTTCTCGCGGGCGCGGGCGTGCTTGGCGTCCTCGTCCTCCTGGAGGGCCGCCACCTCGGAGGTGTCCCAGCGCAGGCGCACCGCCTCGCTCAGCACCCGCTCGCGCCCCTCGAACGCCTCCAGGAGGGTCATCGTGAGCCACGACAGGATGTCGCCCAGCAGCGGGTCGATGGTGAGGTCCCAGAAGCCAGCGTAGGCCTCCTTCAAATTGGAATAGGTCGCCCGCAGGAGGCCGGTGTAGGCGTAGACGATGAGCGGCGGCACGCCGAAGGCCATGCAGATGCGGCTCTCGCTCACCCCGCGCACCGTCTCGCTTTCCAGCTCGTCGAGCGCCGAGCCGACCTTCTGGTACGCCGCCTCCTCGTCGAGCACGGCCAGGTCGTGCTGCGTGCCGCTGCCCCGGCTGTAGGCCGCCCGCCAGCGCGCCTTGAGGTGGTCCACCTTTTCCTGGTCGAGCCGCTTTTTCACCGTCAGGATGCCCGACGGCACGCCGGCGTTGTTGAAGAAGGCGCGCACGTAGTCGGTCTGCGCGTCGTCGGAGTCGACGCTGCCAAGTGCTACCTCGGCGGCCGGCGGCTCCACCCAGCCCAGCGGCTCCCAGATCAGCAGCTCCTCGGGGGCGAACAGCACCCGCGTGGACCCGTCCCGCCACTCCCAGCCCGTGACCACCTGGTGGCCCTGGTCGTTGGCCCCGGCCACGTGGCGAAGCTTGCGCGGGTCGAGCGGGTTCAGGCCGATCACCGCCCCCGCCGGGCTCAGGAGCTTCTCGGCGAAGAACCGGCCGTAGATGTCGCGCGAGACGATGAAGGCGCGGAAGAAGGCGGCCATGTCCATGTGGTCGTTGGGCCGGATGAGCAGGCGCCGCAGCGGGTGGCCCGCGATGGGCTCGTACGTGTCGGTGCCTGTGCGCTTCTCGACCACGAGCTGCGGCTTGGCCAGCGCGTTGCCCTTGGCCCGGACACAGGCGTAGACCAGCTCGTTGCGGCGCAGCGTGCGGCCCAGCGCGTCGGGGCTCGTGTCCGGGTAGCGCGGGCGCCCCTGGACGCCCATGCGCGGGCTGTCGGCGGCGATGATCGCCTTGGTCGCCGCCCCGTCGGGGCCCGCCCGCGAGGGGCGGCCGAAGGTGTCGGCCCGGGCGAGGATGTTCTTCATGGCACGGCTCATTCGTCAGCACCCCTTCCCAGATTGAAGCCCTCGGCCAGCGACCCCCACACGAAGCCCGCCACCCACGACACCGGCCGGCCCACCACCCACCACACCACGCCCACCATCGCCCCCAGGAGGAGCCCCGGGAAGACCAACAGGTACAGCGCCCAGTCGCGCGGGGTCGTGGGCACGCCGCCGCCGACGAGCACCTGGCGCAGGGCCACCGCGACGATCACGGTGACGAGGACAACCACGGCGCCGCCGAGGGGGGTGTTGGGGTCGAGGGGGGGCATGGCACTCTCCATCAGAAGTACACCCCGTCGCCGGGCAGGGCCTCGGCGGCGATGCGGTCGTAGATGCTGGCGTGGAACAGGTGGTCGGGGGCGGTGTGGGTCCACGTCGCCCGGCTCTGGCCCCGCTCGTCGGCCACGAGCACGCGCACGGGGGCGGTGAGGTGCGCGACCACCTCGCGGTCGTGCACCAGCCGTGCGTCCCAGCGCTCACCCTTGGGGTGCGCGGCCCCGCGGCTCAGGGCGGCGTACAGCGCGTCAGCGGCCATCGTGCGGTTGATGCTGATCAGCCCCTCGTCGTCGTCCTTGGCCCGCCACAGCGTGCCCTCCAGCGCCCGCTCGGTCGGGTACAGCGCCCGCAGCACCACGTCGGGGTGCTCGGCCTGCCAGGCCTGGCAGGCGTGCAGCTCGGGGTGGGCGTCGATCACGCACCGGCGCACGTCCCAGCGGCGCAGCAGCGCGGACAGGTCGGCCCAGGCGGGCGCGGCGCCGGCGTCGAGCACGTAGCGCTGGTCATCCACCCCTGACACCCCGCTCACGCGGTAGTGGAACTGCCCGCCCACGTCCACGCCCATCGTCACGTCGTGCCAGCGGCCGGCGGGCAGCGCGGCGGCGGCGTTGGCGACCATCACCGCGTCGACCTTGGCCCCCTTGGGCACGTGCGGCAGGCCCAGGTCGGAGCGGTAGGTCTCCGTGACCACCATCGGGTCCGGGTCGACCAGCCGGGCGGCGATGGTGATGAGCGACACGAAGGGGAACCCGTACCACGGCACCCGGTAGCCGCGCGTGTGCGTCACGTCGGGGCGGAGCGGGCGCCAGCGCCCCGGCCCGCAGTGGTCGAGGGACGCTTCGCACTGGGGGCAGTGCACCGCCGCCGTGGCCGCCTTGACCCGGCCCACGTCCCAGCGCTGCCAGGCCGTCCAGGGTGCGTCCCGGTCCTGGTCGTCGGACAGGCGCACCACGGCGGTGAACGGCAGCTCGTGCCAGCTGTCGCACGCGGGGCAGTGCACCTCCCAGACGCGCTGGTCGGTGCCGGCGTAGGCCAGGTCGATGCCCTGCCCCGGCAGCACGGGAGTGCCGAGGTCGAGGATGCGGCCCACCGACGAGGCCCCCAGCCGCTTCTCGGCCAGCGCGCGGGCGCGGGGGTCCTGGCGGTCGAACTCGTCGCGGATGAGCACGTCGGCGCGGAAGGCGTGGAGGTCGTGCTCGGACTGGGCGCCGCGCATATACAGGTAGCTGCGGCCCACCTGCTTGAAGGTCACGTCGTCGTAGCCCGAGAACAGGCGGCGCAGGGTCTCCGACTCCGCCTTGAGCCCGGCCACGCGCTCCTTGGAGAAGTCGGAGACGGCCTGCTTGGTCGGGAACAGGTAGCCGACGTTCAGCCCGTCCTCGCCCGTGTCCCAGGCCTGGGCCCCCACGTCGAGGGCGAACATGGCCAGGTTGATCGCGTACTCCGACACCCCCCGCTGGGCGGCCTTGATGATGACGAGGTGCGGGTGGGCGTCGGCGTAGATCGCCTCCAGGGGCCGGAAGCGCGCGAGCGTGAACGGCCGCCCGCCCAGCCGGCGGTGCTGCAGCGCCCAGTCCAGCACCGTGCGCGGGGCGTCGGCCGCGGCCTGGTGGGCGCGGCGGCGCCGCTCGCGCTCCAGCCGGATGGCGGCGAGGGCGGCGGCGGGGGACACGCTGGCGGCCGCGGTGGTCACGGATCGGGCACCTCCAACACCTGGGCCACGTCGCTGGCGTCGATCCAGTAGGTGTCGCCGTTCGCGTCCTCAACGCGGTAGCGCCGCCGGTCGCCAGCGAGCGACGCCGCAACCACGGCGACCTCGGCCCCGCTCAGGCCGCCCAGGTCCTCCACCGCGCGCAGGGCCACGCGCGCCCCAACCGGGATCTCATCCATCGTCATTCCCCCTACCACCGCGGCCGGTGGTCGACGCTCACCAGGTCGATCGCCACCGCCGTGGTGCCGCTGTTCATCGAGATGTAGTTCGACACCCCGAGGAACGTTGACCCGCTCGGGAGATCCGTAGTCAGCGTACCCGCGGCCCGCGCCCCGGTGCCGATGTTGACCACCTCGTAGTGCACCGGCCCGGCGAACGGGTCGGCCGCCAGGTGCAGCCGGTACAGGCTGCTGGCGTCGACCGGGAAGTCCGCACCCAGGTCAATGGCCGTGGCGGTGCCGGAGCTGTCGTTGTGCATGATCCGCCACGTCGTCTGCGTCCGGTCAAAGGCCATGCCGATGATGTCGGTCAAGGCGCTCGGCTGCGTGCCGGCAATGATGCCCGAGGGCGCGCCGCCGCTCGCCGCCGCGCGCAGGCCGATAAAGGCGTTGGTCACACTGGCGACGACCACCCCCGTGCCGAACACGATCGCGTGCTCGAAGCCCCCGCGCCCGGCCGCCGTGCCGCGGTAGCACGTCAGGAGGCTGGCGCGAATATCGGCCAGGCTGGACGCCGTCGTGCCGCTGGCGTAGCGCTGGCGCACGGCGGCCGACAGCGGCAGGGCGGTCGTGTCGGGCGTGGGCCGGCTGACCGTCGTCGCCGTGGTGTTGACCCCGCCGCCGAGCACCGTGGGCGAGCTCGACGAGCCGGGGAGGATGAGCAGGCGGCCGGCGTCCCAGAACGCCCGCTCCTGGGGCCGCGCGCTGCCGTCGGACGCCATCAGGTGCAGCGTCGGGCGCCCCGCGATCAGGGCCGGGTACAGGTCGACGCCCGCCACCGGGGCGGCGGGGGCGGCCACCGTCGGCAGGTTCAAGGTACCGTCGGGCGCGAACTGCGGCGTGTTGCTCGCCGTGTGCGTGATGACCACGCGCTTGGCGCCGGGCGAGAGGGTAACGGGCAGCCCGCCGTTGGACGAGCTGAGGACCGTGGTGCGGCTCAAGGCCCCCGAGCTGAGCAGTGTCCCGATGCCGACCTCCCACTCGGCGGCGTCACGGTCGCCGATGACGTAGGGGCAGGTGTCGCCCGCGTTGAGCACCGCGGCGAACGTCCGGTGGCCGGGCAGCGTGTCGCCAAGGACCAGGGCGGCCTGGCCCGTCGTCGCGGTGTACTGCCCGACTCGGTCGGCGATGACGTGCCGCCCGCCGACTGGGGTGCCGGGGTCCTCGCTCTTGTCGCCCGCCTGCACCGTGAGGCCCGTCGCGATGACGTAGGTGTTGCCCGCCGTCTCGGGGGTCACGCCGAGCTTCAGCGCCGGCACGCGCACGCCGGTGGAGGGCACCTGGAGCACAAGGTCGTACAGGGTGGCGGGGTTGTTCGGGTCGGTGATGGGGACGTTGCCCGTCACCGTGATGAAATCCGTGTAGATCGTCGGCGGCATCCCGGGCAGGAGCGTCGAGAGATCGAGGCTCAGGGTCTGCGACCAGAAGATCACCCCCGCGCGGCGGAGCTGGATCTGCGGCAGGCGCGACTCGGGCATGGGGCCGTTGCCGACGTTCTGCCAGACGATCTGGAGGGGCGCGGTGTTGCCCAGCGCGATGGGCGCGGGGTAGCGGACGACCTTGGGGTCGAAGCGGTAGCCGGCGTCGGTGTACTGCTGGAGGACGCGGGCCAGGTTCGTGGGGCCGTAGCTCGGGACGTGCGTATGGTTGATGCCGCCGATAGAGTGGATGCGCATCCTCGGCACGTCGAGGGTGGCCAGCGTGATCTCGTTGGTGTCGGCGGGGTCCTCAAACGGCCCGAACCACTCGCACGACCGGAACTCGTCGCGGCCGATCATGCGGTTTTGCAGGCGCAGCGAGCGGTTGAGCCGGAACTGCTGGAGCATGTACGGCACCGCGTCGCGGCCGAGCGCGAACTGCGAGAAGCCGATGATCTGGGGGTGGTTGAGCGCGTCCCAGAACATCAGCTCCTCGTCCGTGCTCTTCGTGTCCATCGCGTTGATCACAAACTTTTTGTTTGGGAACGCGTTTGGCATCGCGGTCACGACCAGGGTGCGTGTCGGGCCCGTCGGCACGTCGAGGCCCCAGTCGCCGGCCAGCTCGCCGTACTGCGCCCCGATGCCCACGTCGAGCAGGCCGAGGCGGGGATCGTCCTTGAGCTTGACGCCGGGGCTTGTCTCTAGATTAGCGATGGCGTTGGCCAGCATCTGGATACGGCCGGACGTGCCGTTAGGGTGGAGGTGGTAGCTGTCATTCCAGTTCGGGTATTGCGCCGGCGACGAGATCGAGCCGCTGATGTTGAAGCGGCTCGACGCCATATCGGCGGGCAGCGTGGCGGTGTTGCCCGGCACCGAGGTGCGCACCATGATCCAGCCGCGCTGGTTCGTGCCCAGGCTGTTCAGGAACGTGATAATCGGCGCGATGGTGTAGTTGCCGAGGGTGGGCTCTAAATTCCGCCACTCAAAGCCGACGCGCTTGTACTCGAAGAACTCGCCCGTGTAGCCCGGCACCGTCACGTTGAGGCCGAAGCCGCCGCGGTGCGGGTTGTCGATGCGTACCGAGAGCGCGGGGTTGGTGGGGGTGGCGGTCACCATCGCCACGCGCACCCCGCCCGTCACCGTGACCGTGCTGGACGTGCCCCAGGGACCTGGTGTGATGTCGTTCCAGGCCCGCACCCGATAGGCGTAGGTCGCCCCGTCCTGCACGTCGTAGTCGGGGTAGCTGGTGCCGGTGACCGCGCCATGGGCGGCCGGCGTGCCGCCGTTCTTCACCCGCTCGACCTCGTAATGGGTCGCCCCCGGGATGGCGATCCAGGTGGCCGTCACGCCCCGCACGCCGTCGACCTGGGCCGCGCCAACCATCGGCGCGGTCAGGGCCGCCGGGTAGAACGTGATGCGGATCGAGATATGCTCCGCCTCGCCGTCGGTTGAGGTGCCGGGGAAGGCGCCCGGCGAGCCGCTGGAGCTGTAGTTGATGGCGCCACGATAGCGATTGGCGTTGACCTGGCCGCTATAGGTGATGAACTGCGCCCCGCTCGCCACGTTCTCGGTCCACACCCCGACGTGGTAGATGGTGTTAGCGGTGACGGGGATGGCCGTGGCCAGGTCGCCCCGCCACGCCGCCGATGCCCCGCTGCCAACGCTGAACTCCGCCCCGACGCCGGTGAGGGCGGAGGGGCGCGAGCCGGCGTTGTAGCTCTGCGTGTCGGCCGTGCCGATCTTGACGTGCCGGTCGGTCGCGTTCCCATTGTCCTGGTACAGCGCGAGCCGGATCTTCTGCGCGTTCGTGCCGCCCTTACAGAACGCCTCCAGCACGACCGTGCCCGCCCCCGGGGCCTTGAAGAACGGCCCGTAGCAGGTCATGCGCTGGGCCGTGAGCGTGGTCCAGAAGATGTTGCCGCCGAAGTAGGAGGGGTCAACGTCGTAATCGTTGCCGTAGTAGACGACGGTCGGGGGCAGCGCCAAGCCGCCATAGCTCCACTCGTTGAAAGTACCCTGATTGCCGGTGGGGGTGACGGGCATACGGTCCTCGCTATCGGGCTAATCCTGGCCGTCGTCGGCGTCGAGCCCAAGCGCCAGGAGCAGCCGGCGGAGCGCCTGGAGCACGCGCTCCTCGCGGCCAAGCATCCGCGCGATAATCGGGCGCATGGCGGCGAGCGTCGTGGCGGCGGCGAGGGCATCCTGGTCGTCGCTGTTCTGCTTTAGGCCGTTGCGGAGCAGCGGTCGTACCCCGCGCAGGCCATTGGCGGCGGTCTCCAAGCGGACCTGCTCGTCGGGGATGGCGTCGATCAGGGTGTCGACGAGCTGGCCGTTCTGGTACACCTGGCGGGAGCGGTTCGCCGGCATCGCTATGCCTCTCTGAGCAGAATGGTGTGGTTGAAGCCGTTCGCGGCCGAATCGTGCGCCGTCCAGGCCAGGCCCGACGACGGCCAGGCCGTGGTGTAGCTCGTCGTGTTGTAGTAGCTGATCGGGTAGGAGGAGCTCCCCAGGGCTGAGGTCACCGCCGGCGCGCCAGCGCGCCACGTGCGCAGGCCGATGGGTCCGGTGTTACTCCACCTCGCCCGGACGTAGCGCCCGGGTGGAAGCGTGGCCGCGACCACCGCCTCCTTTCCGCCCGTGGTGTCGCACGCGACCGTGCCCCCGTCGACGAGCACCGTCCCGACCGGCTGGTCGTTCGCATCGGCCGCGAAGATGCCGAGGCGCAGCTCGCTACTCGCGACGGCCGTGGTCACCTCGACGGCGATCCGGTCGATGGTCATTGGCGCGCCTTGCACGGTAAACGGCTCGTAGTAGATGCGCCCGGCGACGTGGTTTACGGTTGTGATGACCGTGAAGTCGACGACGCCGGGGACGATGTAGAACCGGGTGGCGCCGGCCCGCGGGCGCCCGCGCGCGACCGCGCCGCCCCGGGCCGGGTCGAGGGTGCCGCTCGTGACCTTTGCCGCATCGAGGTTGGGGATGTCCGCGGCCACCAGGGCGCGCAGCGTCGGCGCAGCATCAGCGCCGCTGACTGGGCCGGCAAACACCCGGTTCGCCGGCTGGGGCTTGAGGGCGAGGGTGAGCGTGCCCGCGCCGGTGACCGGGCTTCCGGTGACGTCGTGCAGCACGCCCGAGGCGGCCAGGCCCACACTCGTCACCGTGCCCGGCTGGGCGCCGGCGGCCACCCCGTCGAGCTTGGCCTTGTCGCTGGCGCTCATAAAGCCGGCGGCGCTGTCGGTCGCGTCGGCGTGGCCGTGGCCCGTCGCAGCAGCGCCCACGTCGGCCGCCGTGAGCGTGGCCCACGCGGTGTCGTAGTCGGCACTGCTCGCCTTGCGCGGCACCTGACCTGTCGTGCCGCCGGCGGGCAGCCCCGGCCCTGCGGGTCCGGTTGCCCCGGCCGCCCCGGCCGCCCCGGCGGGGCCCTGCGGCCCGGCAGGGCCAGCATCGCCCGTGTCGCCCTTTGGTCCCTGCGGCCCGGCGGGCCCGGCGGGCCCGGCGGGGCCTGCCACGCCCTCGCCCTCGCCCGCGCGGAGGTATTGGGGGTGCGGGTCGTCGGCGGCGACGTGCGCGTCGATCGCCGTGGTGATGGCCGACGGTGGCACCGCTGGGCCGCTGGCCGCGGCGAGCAGCGCGGCGAACGTGGTGGCAGGCCCGGCGGCCAGGGCGACGGTGAACGCGCCGTCGGGCGTCCAGATCGACCACTCAGCCGTGCCGGTCGCGGGGCAGATCAGGATGATGGTCACCTCGCCCGCGGCGTCGCAGGTGCGGACGATGCCCGTGTCCGGCGTGGCGATGGTGGTGCCGTCGAGCGCCACCATGCGCCGTAAGGTGGCGCGCACGAGGTGGCCCCGCTTCGGGGTGCCGTCGGGGGAGACAAAGCGGCCGGTGACCGCGCGCAGTGTGTAGGCCATGGCCTAGGCCTCCCCTGTTGGGTCGTTGAGGGCGCCCACCGCCCGCGCGTGGGCGCTCGTGTCAGCGGCGTGCTGCGCCAGCTCCTTGCGCAGCGTGGCGACATCGGCGGCCACGGCCCGCACCATCGTCCAGAGCTCTGCCCGGTCGGCGGCGGCGTGGTCGGCCCGCCCGGCCATCCGGGCGTAATACTCCGCCATCTCCAGCGCGTGGCCCGCCATCGCCAGCTCGACCGCGTCGTAGACGAGCGGGTCGACCTGCTCGCGCAGTTGGCGCTGGCTTTCCTGCAAGGCGCCGATCATGCCGTGGATCTCGCGCAGGAGGCGGTCGACGTCGTGCCCGAAGGCGTAGATCGCCGCCCGCCGATCCTGCTGGTCGTCGGGGATGAGGCGGGCGATCGCGTCGAGGTGCTCGCGGAGCGATTTCATGGGGTGTGCCGGTCCTTAGATGAGGCGAAGCACCAAGAGCGTCAGCACGAAGAGCACGGCCGCGATGGTGAGGAGCTGCCGATCGAGCTTGCGCTGGCGCCGCGTGCGCTCCTCCTGCTCGGCCCGGCGCTCCGCCTCACGCTCGCGCCGCTCCGCGTCTCGCCGGGCGTCGAGGCTGGCGCGGAGCATGTCCTGCTCATCGCGCACCCGCTCCAGCTTCTGCGCAAGCCCCGTCGCGGTGCGCTCGTACGCCGCCGTGAGGCTGAGATAAAACTCCTGCTGCCGCTCCAGCGCCTGCATGAGCTGATCGCCGGTCAGGCCCTGGTACAGGTCGCGCCCGGCCGCGTCGCGGCGGGTGATGTCCCCGGTCTGGGAGCCGGGCGGGATGTCCGCTGTCATCGCCGCCCCCGCTCATCGGCTCGCCGCCCAGAGCGCCTGGGCCGCCGACGCCAGCGTGTCCCCGTACTGCGGGTCCGCCGCCCAGCCGGCCCCCTCGCGGCCCAGCGGGTTGTGGGCAGTGGAAAGCTGGCGGAGGGTGCGGGCCGAGCCGTGGACGTGCCGGTCAAGCGGGCGGAACTGGAGCGCGGCCGTCACCAGCCCCTGCTGGATCGGCGAGCGCGCGCCCGGCCGGGTGGCGTAGGCCAGCAGCCGGCCAACCTGGGCCAGCACGCTGTCCTCCCAGCGCGCGAAGCCCACCGCCGGGCGGTAGCCGCCGACGTCCGCGTCGAAGACCGTGCCCGGGCGGGGGTGCGGCGTCGCCCGGGCCTTTGCCTCCCACACCCCGATCCCGTAGCCGTTGCGCAGGTTCGCGCCGTCCTTGTCGGTGCGCTGGCTGAGGGCCGAGGTGAGCCAGCCCGACTCGACCCCGAGCTGGGCCAGGGCCACGTACACGTCCACGCCGGCGGCCTGGCAGCGGCGCAGGGTCTCGGGGACGATCACGCGCCGGATCGGGTCGGCCGCCTCGCGGGTGTAGGGGCTGCCCTGGGCGTGGCAGTGGGCGAACATCGCGTCCGCCAGGCGCGCCAGCGTGACGGGCGGCTGGGCCAGGATGGGGCTGTCGGCAGTGTAGGGCCGGGCGCCCGCCGCCAGGCCGCCCGCGCGCGGCGGCGGCGGAACGGTCGCGGCGAGGTAGGCCTCGGCCTGGGACCACACCCAGTCCTTGGTCACCGCCCGGCCGGGGCAGCTCTTCTGGTCGGTGTAGTCGCGGTGGAAGCTGATCAGCTGGCGGGGTGCGATGCCGAGGCGCCGGGACAGCCCGGCGAGCACGGCCAGGCTGTGCGCCCAGACGGCGCCGGCCGGGCGCGCGTCGTCGTAGTCGCCCACCATCTCCAGCCCGATGGAGTACCAGCCCTGGCGCACCGAGCCGTTGCCCGTGCCGGCGTGGATGCCGACCCGCGACATGGGCGTGGCGAGCCAGATCCCGTCGGGGGCGGTGAAGATGTGGGGCGCCGAGGTCCAGCCCTTCCCGGCGTAGAAGCGTTGCATCCCGCGCATGGTGGCGAGGCCCGCCCAGCCGTCCTCGGTGGGGACCAGGGTGTGGTGCAGCACCACGCGCGACGGGGCCAGGCTGCCGAAGTCGTAGCCGGCGACATACGACTCCCACTCGGCCACGCTCAGCCGGCGGTTGATGAACGGCGGCGCACCCACCGTGGGGAAGTCGCGCGGGGGCAGGGGGCTCCCACCCAGCACCAGCTCGTCGAACTGGAGCGGGGCCGGGCCCTCGTCGGGGTGGAGCATCTCGTCACTGTCGCGGGTCACCAACGGCTCGGTCATGGCGGGCCCCCAGGGTCGGCCGGACGTGTCGCCAGTATAGCGCGTTCTTGCCCTATTTGGCAATGGTTTGCTCGGTTTTACCTCGTTTTTATTGCATTGTATTGCAACAAATGCTATACTGAGTGCAACGAAACGCAATACACCGGGAGCACCGCCATGACTGACCTGAGCACCGCGACCATCGCCACCGACGCCGAGCTCGCCGCCCTGCTGGGCCCGGGGTGGGTGGGCGACAGCAGCCCGCAGGCGTGGGCCGGCGACCCGTCCCACATCGCGGTGTATACGGTCCATCCCAGCGACCCGGCCGCCGTCGACGCCCTGCTCGGTGCGGTGTGGCGCGGGCCGCTGCGCGGCGAGTACGACGACGGCGCGTGGCACGAGCTCATCCCCGGCCACCTGTACGTGGTCGACCTCGACACCACGAAGAGCCAGCGCGACGACGTGCCGGACGCCTGGGACGCCCACAAGCACTGGCTCGTCGAGGGCACGCCCGTCCGCACGACCGACCGGCGCGGGCCCGGCACGAAGGGCACGCGCGCCCACGCGGGGCTGGGCCCGGTGCTGATCGCCTGGAAGTAGGGGACAAGGGGACAAGGAGGCGACCGATGGAAACAATCACCGGCACGGTTGTGATGGTGCTGCCCGGCCCGAGCGGGCTGACGATCGCGCTTCGGACCACCAGCGGGCCGCGCGTGGGACTCGCCACCGGCCCCCTCGCCGGCCAGCTCGCCGGCACGATGCAGGCGGGCGAGGTGTGGAGCCTCGACGTGTACCCCAACACCATCGTCGCGGCGGCGCGCTTCGGCGCACCAGCACCAGCGCCGGCGGGGTAGGCCCGGCGCACACACCACCGCGCCCCGGATCGGGTGATCCGGGGCGCGGTGGTTGTTGGCTACAGCAGCCCGAGGGAGGCGTTGGTCACGGCCCCCTCGCCACGATGATGCAGCGCGGCGGCATCGTAGGCCAGCGCAGCCTCGCGGGGGTCGGTGAACAGACCAAGGCGTACCTGGCGCATGTTCACACGGATCTGCGCGCGCCACTTGCCTGCTCGCTTGTCCCAGCTCACACCCCGGTACAAGGGGGCGGCTGGCCGCGGAAAGCGCCGGGGGTGGCGGCTTCGGCGACGGCGCACCACGCGCAGGTTGCTGCGCCGGTTGTCGAGTCCATCGCCGTTGAGGTGATCCACCGTCGCCCCGGCGGGCGGCGCCAGCAGCAAGCGGTGCATCCGAATCACTTCCCCATCGACGCGGGCCTGGGCATAACGACCGACGCTTAAACTCCAGCGGTACGGCGCCACCAGCGCAAAGTCAGCGCGGTCGACCAGCGCGAACTTGCCCGCCCCGCGCTTGCCGCTCAGCGCGATCCGAATCTCGGCTACAATGTGCTCAGCCATCGGAAGTCACCTCTTCCCTGGTAAGCGGTCCGCCTCGGTCTGACCACCGGGCGGGCCGCGCTCGTGTGTGGCCTTAGTATACCACGCGCATTGCACTGTGTGTCAATAATTATGGCACTTATTGCAATCTGTGTCTTGACAGCCACACCAGGAGGGTGCTATAGTCGGCGCATCGCATCAGAAAGCCAAACCGGCATGAGCCAGAAGCCCCAAAGTGTAGAAAGTGTCGCAAAGTGTTGAAATCAAAAAGCTACACTTTCAAGGGCGTCCCAACGGCCTATTCGGCCAATTTTAACCAAAGTGTAGAAGTGTAGCCCCCCCCTCTCTCTAAAACCAATAAATCAGTTTGAGATCACCTTTTTCGCTACGGTAATTTTTGACACCCTAGCCCTTCACAGCAATGCGCTGATCGAGAGAATGGCGATTCGACGTTACACCAGCTACACCAAGGTTAAAATGGCAGTTTACGGCATTGGGACGGCTCAGAAAGTGTAGAAGCTCAAGTGCTACACCAAGCTACACCAAGCTACACTTTGCGCAGCACAAGGCCCCCGAGTCAGGCGACTCGGGGGCCTTTGCGGTGACGGGCTGCGCGGCTTAGGGCTTGAGGTGCGCGGTGATCTCCGCCTCGAGGGCGGCCAGCTCCGCCTCGCTCATCTGGGCAAGCTCTTCGGGGGAGGGCACGCGCAGGTCGATGCGCTCGTGGCTGGTGGGCTCACCCGCGACCAGGCGCCCGGCGTCGGTCACGGCCTTGAGCAGGGCGGCCACGTCGCGCAGCGTGCCCTTGGGGGCCTCGCGCCGGGTGACGACCTTCATGCGCCGCCCGTCCTCGTCGGCCGTCACCTCCTCGGTGACGGTGGTCTCGATCGCCGTCTGCTCCAGCAGCTCGCGCACCCGGGCGATGCCGGCCTCGGCCGCCGCCCACACCGTCTCGTTGAACTGCGCGGCCCGCCGGCGCCGCTCGGCCTCGCGCGCGGCCAGCTGGGCCTGGGCCTGCTGGGCGTCGTAGGCCGCCACGCGCTCCTGCCAGTGGAACTCCGCGGACCACACCTTGAGCTGGCTGAGCTGCCGGGTGGGCGGCTTCTCCGGGCCGACTCTAGGCCGGGCCCGGTACGCAGCCTCCAGCTGCGCCAGCGAGCGCCCCGGCCCGAGGGCGGCGTACTCACAGAGCGCCGTGTGAACCTTGGAGGGCTCGGCGTAGCGGGCCAGCGGGGTGTCGGGGTTCCAGTCCATAGGGAGAGTATAGCACACCCCTATTGCAACGAAGTGCAATGCGTGCTAGGATGGGGCCATGAGCACGACGGCTACCGCAACGACCGCCCGCCCCCGCGCGGCCAGCCCCGCCACGCGCGCCCGCCGCCTGCGCGCGCTGGCCGAGGAGCTGGGGGTGAGCCTGCGCACGCTGGAGCAGGACTGCCGGGCCCTGGTGAGCGATGCCGCCGTGGAACAGCAGTCACAGGCCCAGCGCGAGCGCGCGGCGCGCCAGCAGCGCCTCGGGGCCCTGCTGGCCGCGGCCGGCGACGAACTGCCCGATCTGGGCGTCCTGGCGGCCGAGCTCGGCGTCAGCACGGCCACCATCTCCCGCGACCTGCGCGCGCTGGGCGTGTCCACGCGCCTGCGGGCCGGGGTGCGGCGCCGCGCGCGCCACCAGCGGCTGCGCGCGCTGCTCGCCGAGGCCCCGCCGCTCAGCCAGGCCGAGATGGCCCGGCGGCTCGGCGTGGACGGGGCCACCATCGTCCGCGACCTGCGCGACCTCGGCATCGAGCGCTAACCCCTCCATCGTCAGCTCGCTCCTGACCCCGTGCCCCGATCCCGGGCGCGGGGTCTTGCATTGTGTTGCAACATCTGCTATACTCATTGCAACGAAGTGCAACAGCAGCGGAGACACCCCATGGCCACCATCCACCTCGACGACGCGTTCGCTGCCGACCGCGAGCTCGCAGCCGTCGTCAGCGTCTTCCAGATGGCGCGGGTGGCGATCGACGCCATCATCGTCGGCGTGGACCGGCTGGGGCGCGAGCTGCTGCCGGTGGCCCAGGCGCCCGGCGACGACGCCGACCAGGCCTACCTGGCGCTGAGCGGCATCATCGACAGCCTGATCGCCCTCGACGAGGTGCTGCGCGACGTGCTGCGGCGGATCTAGCCGCGATCGGCGGCTGGGGTGAGGCATCTGACCCCAGCCGCGGGCAGCGGATGGACCGCTGCCGCAAGCGCGCGCGGAGGTGTGGCCCGTCCTGGTGTGTGGATGTTGTTGCCGTGGACGGGGTGGCGGGTCTCGCCACCCCGAACGCGACCCGAAGGAGGACGACGATGGATCGGATCGCAACCCTGCGCCGCCTGGTGGCCGCCTACGAAGCCGAGCTGCCGATGGGCGAGACCTCGTGGGACATCAACGGCAGCGTGTGCCGCGAGCCCGAGGATGGCAGCGCGTGGTACTGCGAGCGCCAGGGGAAGAAGTTCTGGCTGGTCCGCCTGCCGGCGCGCTACAACACCCCCGCGCTGCGGGCGGTCCTGCGCGCGCGCCGGTCGGCCTCGGCAGCGGTGTGGGCAGCCGCCGATCGCGCGCTGCGGGCGGAGGCGTAGGATGGCGCAGCCCTGGACCTACGGCCACGACCACACCCTGTACCTGCGCCAGCTCGGGCGCACGTATGTGGTCAACCCCGACATGGCACGGCCGTTCCTGGCGGGCCTGCCCCCGCGCGACCAGGTCGTGGTGGCGGCCGAGGTCGCGCTGGCGCGGGCGGCCCGCGAGGAGCCGGTGGTGCCAATGGACGCGCTGCACGATGAGCTGTTCGGAGGCGAGCCGTGATCGACCTGACGCCCGCCGCTTACCACGCCGCGTTGGTCGGCCTCCAGATCGGCGACGTGGTGCCGGCCGCGATCTACGTGGCGGACTACCGCGACGGTGGCCGCCCGGCGTGGACGGTGGTCGGCCGTGAGGCGCTGGGCGAGTGCGGCGTGATGCTGACCCTGGTCGACCCCGGCACGGGCGACATGCTCGATCAGGTCGGCTGCATCGTGCTGGCCTTTCCCGAGAAGGTGCTGCGTACGCGACTCCAGCCGCACGGACTGACCGGGCCGGCGATCGTGGGCAATCAGCTGTGCAGCCTGCTTCAGCAGGCCCGGCGGGCGGCGAAGGTGGCCGAGCTGGCTGACGAGGACGAGGGAGGCAAGGAGTGAACACGCCAGAAAGGATCGTCCGCATGACCACGACCGATATTGGTGATACGTATCCCGAGCTGCTGACCGCCGTCCGCGAGCGCTGGGCCGAGCTGGTCACCGGCAACACGCCGCTGTTCACGACCGACGCCGACGGCCTGTACGACCTCTACCTGGAGCACCTGCCGGCTGAGCGGCAGCGCCACACCTGCACCGCTTGCCGCCGCTTCTTCGCGGCCTTCGGCGGGCTCGTCGTTATCGATCAGGACGGCACGCAGCGATCACCACTGTGGGAGCCATCGCTCGTCCCTGAGTTCTACGTTCCCGCACTGCGTGTGCTGGCCGAGGTTGTGCGGCGCGCCAGGGTGACGGGCGTCCTCATCAGCGACCAGCGCACCCTCGGCACTCCGATCACCGGCGCTTACACGCACTTCGGCGTGAACCTCCCAAGCCAGCTCGTCCACCACGGCCGTGGCCGCGCACAGACGGCGCATCAGCGGGCGGCCGAGCTCCGCGAGGACTACGGCACGCTCTGCCGTGCCCTGGCCGACTTCACCCCGGAGATGCTGGCCACCGCGGTCAACCTGCTTCAAAGCGAGGCCCTGTACCGCTCCGAGCGGGTGCTAGGCCCCGCCCAGTGGCTCCAGCAGCTTCAGGCGCGGCGGGTGGCCGCCCGCGGTCGCAACCGCGACAATCTGACCTGGCTGGCGGTGGCGACCGCCCCGGCCGGCTTCTGCCACCCGCGCTCGTCGATGATTGGCACGCTGCTGGAGGACATCGCGAACGGCCTGCCCTTCGAGCAGATCAAGGCGCGCTTCGCCGAGAAGATGAACCCGACCCAGTACCAGCGGGCGCAGGCGGCCCCCGCCGCTGGTGCCATCGCCCAGGCGGAGAAGCTCTTCGCCGAGCTGGGCTTAGCACCCGCGCTGGACCGCCGCTACCTGCAGCTCGACGAGCTGCCGCGCGACGTGCTGATCTGGGCGCCGGCGCCGGCCACGCCCAAGCAGCCGGCGTCCGAGGCCGGGGCATCGCTCTTTGGGCACCTGGCCACGAAGCGGCAGCCGACGGCACCCGCAGCACCGGTGACGCCGGCAACCACGGTGACCTGGGAGAAGTTCCAGCGCACGGTGCTGCCAGGCGCTCAGCGCATCGAGGCCCGGGTGCCCGAGACGGCCGACCGCTTCATGGCCCTGGTTACCGCGGCCGACCCGACCGCCCCGCCGATCCTTCAGTGGGACAACCCGGTTTCCTGGTACTACGCCGGCGGCATCGACGCTGAGATCCGGCGGCGCCTCGTGCGGGCCGGCGGCCAGTTCGAGAACGTAGACATCCGCGTCTCGCTGATCTGGCACAACGAGAACGACCTGGATCTGCACGTGTTCACGCCAGCCGGCCAGCACATCTACTACGGCAGCAAGCGGGCGTGCCGGCACGGCGGCTTCCTCGAC